CTGTCTCGGCCAGGCAGTACCCAGGCGCCTCGAACATTTCCTGTTTGACAATTCAACTGTAGCACCCTTTAGTTGATATGCATTCTGGTACTGCCGCATGAACTCAAGCATCGGCTTTTTTTCAATTATGGTGTTGTTCAGCCTTTGGGCATACGACTCGATAACCTTAACTTTTGAATTTCCCGTCCCAACGTTGCTCATGTATTTCATTTGTAACCCCCCTTAATGTTTAGTATTCTATGCATGATTCAACAAGCATCGGCTCTGTAATGGCCCATAGGTCCTCGGGTAAAAATGCCGGCTCAAAAGTATGTGTCCTGCCGATCATACCCTTTGCAACATGCTGGACTGTTATTTTAACGAGAAAATTTTCCTGGAATTCAACGTCTATAAATGAGTCTGCCCAACACCCAAGTTGTTCTGATTTAATGCTTTTTTTAAATGCGAAGATTCTTGTTTTTTTCATTTTATCCTCCGTTTTTTTGTTGTGTTAAACTTAGTATCGGCCATCTGAAAATATACTTTAGCTTTTTTTTTATTTTTTTGTCAAGCTTTTTTTTGCACCATTAAGAAAGTTTTTGTGATACTATGTTCACATGCCTTATAAAAACGACACAGGATACCCATCGAGCACAGAAATTCTGTCTCCGTGGATAGACAAGGATTATTTCAAGCCTATCCATTCTGAGCGAGGAATGTCTGTCCATGGACAATGTGCTGCGAACCTATTAAATCTACCGGTATTGCCTCAGCATCGATGGCCTACATATTATGAATCATTCCTAAAGCTTAGGCCTCATATATTGGAGGTATACGTCGTTGAGATCAGATATGTTGATGAAGATCTTGGATTCTGTGGTCAGCCGGATCTTATCGCCAGGATGGACGAAACATATAACAATTGGACTATTCTTTGGGATTGGAAAACATCCCAGGCACGTTATAAGTATTGGGGTCCTCAAACGGCCAGCTATAAACACCTGGTCGAGACAAATACGGGGCTACCTATTGATCGATGCGCGACGGCCAGGCTTCGCGGACCAAATAATAATCCGCACCTTCCACCGCTTATTGATATTTTTCAGCCGGAGCAGACAGAATTCCATTGGCAGGTATTCTGTAACGCTCTGATAAACCATAACTTTTTTGGAGGTAAATATGGATATTGATTTAAGCGTGACAAAAAAACCAGAAAGACACGATCTTGTTGTCCTGAAAATGGCCGATATTGTCGTGGATGACGCTGATTTCTCGATCAAGAATTTGGCTGTTTTCGGGAAAAAAATCATGCTCAAGATTGAAGCCATGCAGGAAGAGGCCAATTCATTTCGGGCTACCTCTGCAAACAAAGACGATGCCACAGAGAGAGGTGCACAGGCAAAAAAGCTTGCAACCCTATTCGACAAAAAACGACAGGCGTATAAAGAGCCATATCTTAGACATGGCAAAGAGATCGATTCGGTTTTAATGCCTATCGTTAAGGCGCTCAAGGATATCGAAAAAACCATGGGCTCCAAATTATCGAAGGTCCTTCATAAAGAGGCAGAGAAAAAACGCCAGGAGGAAGCGGCAGCCAGGGCTGCTGAGCAGGAAGCAGCCAGGGAGGTTGCAAGAATCACGAAACAAAAGATCGCCCCGCCTGTGGCCTCTCAGCCGGCCTACGCAATTCCGCAAAGGGTCCAGGCAGAGACTGGGTCCGCTGGATTGAAATACAAGCCAGAGTTTATTGTTGTGGATTCTCTGTCTGACGTCGATCCTGCGTACCTGCAGTTGAATGAACGTGCATTGGCAGACGCCTACCGAAATGGTATGCGCGGGAAAGATATCAAAGGGATTATGATTAACGAGATCCCTGTAACCAGTTTCGCAAATAAAAGGAGCTAAAAATGTCAGAAAAAAATTTACCGGCAATCCCGGTCGAAAAAGGCGAGATAGCCCCTAATGACATAGAGGGTCTTTGGTGGCTTGCAAATAGATTTTCAAACTCCGGAATGGTGCCAAAGGCATATATAAATTCTCCGGAAAAGGTTATCGTCGCCTGGGACATGGGCCTTTCCCTCGGACTAAACCGGACTGCAGCCCTTCAGAATATCGCGGTTATAAACGGCATGCCATCCGTTTGGGGTGACGCTGCCCTCGGGCTCGTTCAGAATTGTGATGAGTTTGAGGACTGCATCGAAACCTTCGCCGGAGAAATGTGGGCTGGCGATAAGATCAATAAGAATTTCAAGGCTATATGCCGCATAAAGCTGAAGAACCGCGAAGATGTTGTTAGGGAATTCTCTATCGGCGAGGCGATATTGGCCGACTTGTGGGGGAAAGATATCTGGAAAAAATATCCGAAAAGAATGCTTCAAATGAGGGCCAGGTCCTGGGCTATCCGCGACGCCTTACCTGGAGCCCTTAAAGGTTTGAAAGTCGCCGAGGAAGCAATGGATTATGACGTCGACCTTGTGAAAGCATCCGACGGAACATTCATTCCGGAATCCACCGAAATGACAGATGATGATCTCGCCGAGGCCATAAAAGCAAGATATGATACTGATACCCCTGTTGATTTTATCCGGTATTTAATAGACACAATGCACGCGAATGATGCGACAGCAAAAGATTTCCTCGATTATATCGAGAACCATGGCGCAGAATTACTCGCGGGGTATAACGCGAACGTTGTCGACGCTGATTTCCAACCACCGGAAGAACCGGAAACTTCTGAGCCAGAGGCCGTTGAACCCGAGGCCGTTGAACCCGAGGTGGTTGAACCAGAGGTGGTTGAACCAGAGGTGGTTGAACCCGAACAGGAAGAGGTTATAGCTGACGGGTGGATAGCCCCCGGGTGGGCAGCGGAAAACGTCGATCTTATCAATCTTGCATGTAAATTTAAAGCGTCGCTTAAAAATGTCGTCGATTGGATAGAAATTATTTGCGATCGCCAAAATCTTGGGCCTGGTGATGTCGTCGTGTATATCGAAAAACACATGGACAGGGCAGAGAAAACATTCGGCGAATATATCGAAGAAAATCGCCGTGATGCATCCGTAGCCGGCGAAGAGGTCGCCGAGGATACCGACGTCGCAAAAGAAGAACCAGACCAGGAGAAGGCGCCAATGTCGCCGGCCGCCGAGGTCAGGATGTTCAACCATATGTCCGCGGCAGATCTTGAAGTATGGGTAAACGAAAACCTCGATACTGTCAAGGTGTTTTCAGATGAATCCCGCCAAAAGCTGGTTGACAAATGGAATCGCCTGGTAAAGAAGCCTTTCCCTGGGAGCCAGGAAGAGCCTAAAAAGGCAGAGCCGGACAGGGAAGTAAACGATAATGGTCCGGACCTTAATGAGATCGAGGACAGGAAGAAAGAAAAGATCAGGACCAGGCTCGTTTATTTGCGTAAAACATATCCGAATACCTGTGAAGAGATCAGGGAGAAACACGGATTCGGCCAGATGGTTAGCAGCGACGACGCAGCAAGAATATGGGTTGATGATGTGCTCGACCTGCTATCGAAGAAAAAATCTGAGGGAAAGGAATTGAACTGATGAAACGCCTACCGGATGAATCCTTCGAGGATTATAAGAAGCGCAGGAAGCTCGCGAATGAGGAAACAAAAGCAAGGCTAAAGGGTAGAAGGGTGTTCGAGTCAACATACCTGTCCCTTGAGAAGGACCCCGAAACAGGTGACGAGAAAGTAGTTATAAAAACAAAGACTTACCAGCGCGGAAAGAATGGCCTATCCATGTCTCAGGCAGACAAAAACAGATATGATGCTTTGCTAAGAAAGGCAGAAAGGAAAGCGAAAAATGCAGATGAAAATACCAAACATTAAATTCGATTTGGACGGATGCCTTATTGATTGGTCCTCATATTTCAGGGCATTAATGAACAATATGGGATTTACTGTCAGAGATACCGGTGGGTTTTATTGGGATCTATACAATGAAAAAGGGCAAAAATTAAGCTATGAAGATGCCTCTTATTTTGTTTATGCGTCCATGGAGCATGTCGAAGAATTTCACCCAATGCCTGGAGCCAGATCGTTTCTGACATGGTTTTACGAATTTACAAACCGTCCGGTACAGGTGATAACCCATAGGCCATACCAGGTAGCAGGGTACACTCACCAGGTTTTTGAGAGGCTATTCCCAGGGGTCCCGTTCACAATTTCCTTTGTTTTAAATACGTCTGACAAGCCGTTGTTTATGGGCGATTCAATTATTTTTTATGAAGATCGCCGCAAGACGGCAGTCGAAATGGCCGAGCTCGGGTTCACAGTTTTTATGCCAATGCGTGACTATAATTGGCCGATATCAGAGTGCACAGTACCGGTCGTCGAGCTTAATAAACTCGACCCAAAAATAGAATACCAGGGTGGTCCTTGGCTTAAGGATGGTGGCAGGATTATAGCCGTGTATTCAATACTGGACCTGCAGGACAAGCGGGTGGTGAACCTTCTATTCAAATAGCCCATGCCGGAAAAAGAACGGGGGAGCGTGGGCGGCTCCCCCAAACATTTATTCTGGCTTTTTCTTCAAGCTCTTTACAATATCTATCGCCGGCTGAGCGGTCTTTTCAATCGACCGGCCGACAATGTACCCACCAAGGCCATACTTCAAAAGCGTGAATACTTCAACAAGAACAGACTCCGTTATGTATTCTGGCTTTATCCCAAACCATGTCAGGAATAAAAGGAATAGAAATCCGAGCATGGTTATCGGGCGCCAGGACCTCGTAAGCCACGACTCTGAATTCGCCTCAGCCATTATGATATCGCGCTGTGCGGCAATCGTGGCCATCAATTCCTGGTGGTTCATCCCCATTACTGTCAAGGATATTTCCTGCTTCAACTTCTCGGCGAGGTCCTTATCTGGAACTGCCTTGTCGATAACCCCTATCACCTTATCAAGGATCTTGCCGACAACTGGAAGCGCGGCTAAAATTGGGAATGCCATTATACCCCCCTCCGCATAATATCAGAAAGCTCTATCGCCCTTACACCAACCTGCTCGGCCCATTTTGAGTCAAGCATTTCAATGGCAGCAATGTGAAAATCCTCACCCTGCATGGCGGCGATAAACTTTTTGAATTTGCTCAATTTTGTATATCCGAGATTAAACATCATATTGAATAGAACCTCCTGGCGCTTTTCATTAAGATGATATAATCCGTTTACAGATATAAACTTTTCATGATCTTCGAGGACGATGGAAAGGTCATAAGAAAGAATAGACTCCCAAATATGATCCGGAAGCTTCGAACCCTCATGAAAGGCATGACCATAACCACCAGTAGGCACCCCGACGGTATCGATGTAAATACTATCGCGGTATCCCTCGTGGCGCATTATATCCTGTTTAACTTTTTTCCAATTCATTGTAACCCCCCAATATTATTATTCTTTATTTTTCATTTGTATCAACAGGGTCTTTACCTCGCTGACCTTGTCTCCAACTCGATCGATCTTATTTTCAAGCTGTATCTGTCTTGTGTTGACCTCTTTTATATCCTCAGCGATATGTCTCTCGTGGGCGTCCATCCTTTCCTTGGACTCTATCTTTGTCTGGTATGTCTCCGGAAAATTAGCAACCCGCTCGAATTGCCAGGCTCCAAGGAAGCTGAGGATTCCGACAAAGCACATTAGGACAAGGGATATCCACCAGCTATTTCGCTCAAAAGTACCTCTAACTTTATCGACCATTATTCAAATTCCCCATTTCGCCTTTAATCCATTTATATTATTTGTTATTGGCTCATTGTAATTATATGCAATAAATTCCATTATATACATTGTTTTCCTATTGTTTGTATCCCAATTTGCTGCAAGGGTAAGCCCACCCATTATCTGCGTTCCAACATTCGCCTGAGAATAATTAGAACCATCAATATTTATGAAGGAAAAAGTTGTGTTGAATTTCACAGACATGACATGTATATTTGTATCCATAAGTACGTTTTGATCATATATTGCACCTGCGTACAGTTTTATTTCGTTGCCCTCAAGATATGCGTATTGCCTCCACGAGCCTGACCCCATTCCAGAAAACATAGCTCCGTCTGTCAGATTCGCAAACTTAAAAACCATGAAATATGTAGCAGGCTGTATAACGTCTGGCCAATCATATCTTAGATAGTTATTGTCAAAATAAACGGCCGGCAACGATCCTTGGATATTCGTTTTAAAAACAGGAGACGATCCAGTAAGGTGATACCCGTTACCCGACAAGTCTGTCCATGAATTTACGCTGTCGTTATTATTAAGGGAAAGCTGGCTTGCATCGTACCATCCATATGGCGTACCTGATGGAACGAATGGTGCGCCAGCCTCTTCGCCGGATATCTTCGAAATATTTCCGACTGCCTTTTTATTTATATCAGAGACAGACCCATAAGCTGCTGTATTTATTTCTGAAATAGACATTAGGCAACCTCTATAAACGTTTTGTCTGGATCAAAAAATATGATATCTGCAGACATCGCATACCCGATAACCCTTACTATTTCGCCGGACCCTGATGGAGCGGTCTCTGTTATATCCCCGGCATCGGTATCCGCATACAACGGGGCGCCTACCGTCCAATTCCAGGAATCTTGCCTCATGAATCCTCTTGTCAAAACCTTCTTTACGCCGGTGCCTGATTCCATGGCCATTACAAGCATGCTTGAACATGTGGCCTCTGCATCAGCATCTGCATCCCCGAAATTCCCGTCAGACTCAAGATGGAGAAGGCCGCCTATCCCGATTGTGTTCGCGTCAACGGTTACACGGATCATGTCGCCGGATCCGGTTTCGTCTGTGTTCGGCGTCGGGTCTACTTCGAAGCAACCACCACCAGTTAAAAGGACGCCGTCAATAGTAGTCGCGAGCCTTGGGTAGCCGGCCCAATAAAGAGCAGAACCTCCGCTCGGATCGAAGTCTGCGACCGTTACGGTACCAAATCCACTCTGGACTGCTGTTAGCTCGATATGGTCATCATCTTGCAATGCCCTTATAACAAGCTTGTCAGGTAATCTTCCAGTCACCATGCCAACGCCAGATGGCACATCGTCATATACTACTAAGCTGCCGCCGTCTGCCTCTGCGATCAGATCTGCCCTTGTCTCACCAGATCCAGGGTCTATTACACCAATATTTGAGGCGGTACCGTCCGAATAAAAATATGAAACAAGTCCGATTGTATCTGGAGTGTATTCTGCTCCAAAATAGAAACCGTTATCATCCTTTGTCCCAATCATTATTGGGATATCGCCTACTGGTGCATACTCTGCAAACCGGAAGCATCCATTACCGTTTAACGTTATATCAACAACCCCGCCGGCACCGGTATCGACAACCTCTACGCTCGAATCATCGGCTTCTATTTTAGAGAGGTCAAGCGCAGCAATGGCGTCGTCTACTATTTGCTGCAAAAGCTCCTCTGTATTCCACCTTCCTATTCTCCAACCACCCATGGTATTACCTCCGGATTATTGCATTGCCACCCATGCATTTATAACGGCCGGTGCCTCTGCCGTTTCTGTGAATATAAATTTAATCTTTCTGGATAGCTTAGGGTTGATATCGAACAGAGCATTCCCGTCTGTACCTGGACCACTCGCTTCTGTGAATGCTTCCGCAATAACGCCGGCGGCTTCCTGGTCTATCCAAACGGGATTCTGGTCCATATTGGTCAATTCATAGGATATGTCTACCTCTGCATCAGCCCCTGTAATTGCGACCTGCAGAGAGAAAATACCCTCGAGATTGAACCGCTCAAAATCTATTATATATTCGACTGTCCCTAATGCGGGGAGTGCCTTATCGCCGAATATTTGTATTGCTGATGTGGGTGTACTCATTGTAACCTCCTGATTTTATTTCTTATCTTCATATAACTTCATGACGTTCCGGACAATCTCGTTCTTCTGTCCGGTCCACCTGTCAATTTTTTCCTTCTTTTCGTCACCGTCCATAGTATCGCTAAGCCAGGCTTTGCGTATTTTTTTGTTTAGATCTGTGAGCCGGCTTCTTTCCTTATGGAATCTCTTCCGCATTGAAAGCTTTTTCCGGTGCTTTTCCTTGATCGCCTTGGCAGCCTCATAATCGCCTATCATATTAAGATGTTTGACGTCTGCGAAAAGCTGGTCTGCCTCTTTTGTTATTTCATATAACCTACTAATATATTTGGTGTAACGGGGATTGTCGGCCTGGCGCAAGAACCTACCGATCATTGGGTAGTCGTCTACCCTCTTTGTCGGTCGCTCAGGGTAATCCATCAACCACCTGGCGGCCGGATCCGTAAAGAAGAGAGCAAGGTTGACATATGTCGCGAAATACCCCTTTACGAACTCCTCCGCTCTTTTTGGCGGTATCCCGGCTATCTCACCAAGGGCCTTGAATGTTTCAGAGGTCCATGGCTCTGCCCTAAGCCCTGGAGATAATTTGCCAATCCGCTCTCCCTCGATTTGTCGGCCGGTGAACATGCTCTTGTTAAAGATCTGTTCTGCAATCGGTATGGCCGCCTGTGGGACCGGATTGAAAGCGAACGTATCCATTACTGCGTGGCCCATCGTTTTTAATATGTACGTCCACGACTCATTGCCGACAGCGGAGTCTGCTGCAGCGGTCCATAGGGTTGATCCTATGACACCAGTCTCAAAAGGCTTCGGTATACGGATATGCCAATCTCCTATCCAAAAATTATAGTATTGCCATTTCTCCCAATCCTCAAGCTCTTTATATCTTTCGTCGTCTGCGAACGCTGCCCAGGCAGCCAAAGACAGGGCGGCCAGCGCAAGGGTTTTGCCGGCGAAAACCTTCGGATTCTCTTTTGCCGCTCGGCCCATTTTATACAGGCCCTGGATCCTTGCATTAAGGAATGGAACGACTGCTGTAAAGAATGCAAGGTTGTCAGATGTTCCAGACATCTGGAAGTCCATTATATCCCGGGCGCCGAATGCGGCTTCAAGCTGTGTCTTTCCTTTTTTGCGAAGGTTGCTGTATAGCTGTACCCTTGCAGCGTTCTCTGAGGCCTCTCCTATTTCAGCCCAAAGCCTCCATGGCGCGGCGAGAACATTCCATACCTTTCCGCGCATCTTCTTTTCAGAGACACCTTTGAGGTATTTAGAAACAGCCTTAGGATCATCTGCCCTTACATAAGAGCCAGCGAACGCATGTCCGGAAGCAAGATATTCTATGTAGTCCTTATCCTTAAATACGATCTTCGCGACACCCTTTATTGAGTCAAGGAATGGTATAAAGTCGTTTGATATCATCCCGGTATGCAGCGTGTCCCTCAGGAAGTTTGCAGCCTTGAACGCAGGGCCAAAGGTGGCTCCCATTGTAAGCCATCTTTTTGGATATCTCAGGGCGTTCACGAGCATATTGTCTGCCCTGATTGATCTCATCAAACTCATTGCTGAAAATAGCTCCGGATCATTTACCCTGAAAAACCTGGTCTTTCCCTTATCCTTGAACCCGAGCACCGGCTCACCTGTTTTCTGCTCGATAAAGGTAGCCTTTCCAACACCCTTGAATCTAACGGTATCTGACCATTTGACCTCTTCGATAAGGGGCTTTTCAATTTCATTACCATCATCATCGAGTGCCATGTATCCACTCGGAAGGCCAAGGTCGACAGCATTCCGGAACGCATCACCTCGAGCTTTGTTCTTGACACTCTCGACGATAAGATGATTCCAGTTTTTCATAATATTTTCAAAGGGATCTCCGATTTTCTTTTCAGAACCTTTGAGCCGTTTTATCTGTGAGGACAAAAACTTTGACCCCTGCAATGGGCCTTTTATGAATTCATTAGATGATTCCTCATCCTCGAAAACGCGATAGAACGGGATATAGAATTCTTGCTGGAATAGCTTCCTGGAAGCCGGATCTATTAAACCGGCTTGCTGAGCTATATCAAGAATGGCATCGTTAAATCCCTGGAATTCTTTATTAATCTCATTCCATGATTTTTTACCCTTTGGGTCGCCTATCCATTTCATCAATATATCTCTGTCAGTTTTATCCAGAAGCTTCTCGCGGCCTTCTGCGTCCAGGGCCTCTGCCCTTTTGACAACCAGCCAATAGAAAAATTTCTCGCCATCTTTACCGAGGCTTTTAACCCATGGAATAAATCCCTCGTTTTTCGTATCGACAGTAAGCACATTCCCGTCCGCATTCCATTTTAATTTCCCATGCAAAAGCTGGCCGAGGACCGACGTCGGAGCACCAGGTATACCGCGGTGTAGCATGTAAATAATACCTTCCCCGAAGCGTGCCTTTATTGGTGCGAATCTGTCTGCAATCAGGGTTGCTCTATTTTTCCAGAATGATTTCCAGGACTTAGCAACCTTTTCCCGCATCGGGACATCGTCTCTTCCGATCTTCGCGTCTATGACAGCCTTCGCATCTTTTTCAATAATTTCAACTGTATCGAAGCCAGGGATTATCGGGACATCGTCAACCGTATTCATATCGTACCAGGTTTGATCGACGAAGTCCTTAAAGCTATCGTATCCGGAATCCTTCATTATTCCATCAAGGGTCGACAGGTCTGTATTGTCGTCATAGATAAAATCGTTCAACTCATCCATGGCGGCCTCGTATGCGCCGTCCCTTTGATCAGGATTCAAGATCTCCCTGTTTATCGTTTTTATAATAAGCTGTTCAGCGGAATCCGCAATTTGAGTCCGGTCCTCTCTGGTTGCATCCCAGGTAGCCGGCGCGATATCGTCAAGCCTCGAGTCGACGAACTCCTCGAATGATCCATACCCCTCGATAGCATCATCGACGATATCATCGAGTAGCTCTGAATTTGTTTCACCAGTTTTCACAAAATTATCAAGGGCTTCCTTCGCGGACTCCCATGTCTCAGGCGCCTTATCTGTGAATCCGAATTTATTATCGATCGCGGTTTTTATCGGGAAATAAAGCTCTTGAGCTATGTTCTCCCGCTCGAGCTCTGTGGCATCCTCAGGATAAAAGTCGAATTCGACCATTGGAGCGACACCAATTGGTCCGGCGACGACGATCATATTCTCGTGAGCACGATCACCTATGAATGCGCCCTTCTCTGTACCATCGAGGCTTTCATAAAAATATCTCGGCTCATCTTTTCTATTATCCCAGGACTTGGCTGTTATCCTGAACATCCTACCGGTTTGTTTCGACTTTACCTTTTGGCCAGGCTCAAATCTCCACCCATCATAGGCGGCAACTTTTTCCCGCATTTCAGCGACGCCGTCTGCTACCCGGGCGCGGATATCGGCAGCGAAGTCTCTCACAGGTTTTGTAATTAATTCTTCGACGTTGCTTGGAGAAACCTCGTCTTTTCTCGGAAGATCAGCAACACCAAATTTATCGTTTATTTCCTTCACCTCTTCATCGGTAAGGATTCTGTTGACCTTCATCTCACCGCTGATCAACCACTCTCCGACCATTGTCTGGTTTGTCTTGTAACGATAATGGCCGCCCTTTGGAACCTGGTCTGTTATATGCGCGGTCCTTGGTATGATCTTCCCTGCCTTGCTTACAGAGGCACGTTTGTTTGCCTCTGACTGCCAATCGACATCGTTCGATATCTCGACCTCAGCCCATACCTGGTTGTCTGGCCGGTAATTCGGCTTTGTCAAATTGGCGTCTGTCTTTCCTCCGATATGGGAAGCAACAGGCATATCTCCGGAATGCCACCCGGGGCGGTATGCAAGTTGCCCTATCTTCGACTTTACCTTTCCACCAACCATCGGTCCGACGTCAGCCGCAAGCCATTTCCCAACAGGTACGGTTTCATTTGCCCTGACAAACAGGGGATATAGCTTTCCATCCTTTTCTGTGAATAGCTTATAAGCCTTAACGGTCTTTTTTGGTATTAGCTTCGGATCTTCGATAACGTCAAACTCAGGATCTGCTGCGACCTGCTTCCCCTCTTCGTACTTTATTGTATTCTGGATCTCACCACCAGGAAGTAGGAAGGATTGAAATTTCCGAGCATCCTCAATCATCCCGAGCATGTTCGTTACCCAGGCATTTGCAGCGTCGACATTATCGACATACGTTATATCGTCTGGATAATGCAGATTTTTAATCGCGATCTTTTTAGAATCACCGCGAATGAATTTTTTGATATTGCCCCTAACAAGCTCAATAGATTTCTGCAGCCTTCCGATATAAACCTCACCGAGGCTTTTCGCCTTAGCACCTTTCCCGGTAACGAATACGGTCATGGATGTTAGATCTTTCGGTGCCTTCGGATCCATAATTTTCCATGGCTTCCCGTTTTTATCGATACCGTATTCGCTGAATGCCATAAAGCATCCTGACTCAGACAGGGCACATTGTTTGCAGCTAAAGAAATATGTGCGCTCTCCTGCGTCGCATGGGCATCCGGTCTTACGCATATTCTCTGGAAGGGCATCGTGTAGCTCATTGCTGGCGGCGAGGACAAGCTGCAGGGCGTCCTTATCCATCAATTCCTGCATTGCCTTTATCTCGCTCTTGTCTGTCATTAACCAGGCATTCGCGATACCGTGCTTTTTCATGTTCTCGGCGAGTTTTTTCGGCCCATAAAATTTGTAAAGATCTGCATCTATCGATCCCATTTTGATAAACGGGGCGTTTGGTTGCGACTTTAATTTTTTCAGCATATCATGGTGCCGGCTAAAAATATGAATAGGCCGGTCAAGCAATTTGGCCAATTCATTCATTCCCTCAACCTGTTCGTCAGTAACAAGGTCGCCGGATCCGAGCATCCTGACAAATGGGAGCTCGGTCTTATCCTTTGCCATAACCTCTGATGCAACGATCTTTGCCCATCCCTTAGGATCTGTCAAAATATGTATGGTGGATCTCAGCGCTTTTTTAACGGCGCTCATTCTAATCATCGAGGCAGCCGCATAGCACTCCTTGCATGGAGTTGTCGGATGGCATGTCGCGAGTAGGAAGTCGGCCGACATTCCAGCTTTACCATTATTTCCAAGGGTTTGCGTCTTTGATTCGGTATCATACATCTTGCCATTCCGGAGTCCATGCAGATGGTCAAGGAATTTTGTCCGCTCCTTTCCGCTGAGGCCTTTAGAGTCTGCAATCTGTTCGATCGTTTTTGTTTTATCCAATAGATTAGCGACCTGCCCGTCCTTAATCACCCGATAAATTTCATCCAATAAATCATAGGTGGTAATAGATCTTGTGAGCTCCCTCTTATTTTTCACATACTTTCCAGGGACTTGCACAGACTTCATGGTTGGGCCAAACAGCGTCTCGAACGCTTCAAGCTCTTTGCTGAGCCGGTTGTTGACTACACCAAACTCTTCATTCTCGAAGTCAACTTCCCACCCTCTTTCCTTAATATCAAATAAAATCTCAGGGTTACCAGCGGCTCCAACAGGAAGCCCGGGCGCACCAATATTCTGAGCAAGATCCGAATCCATCAGATCTGCCTTTGGTTTTGGGGCTTCTATTTTATCCAGGACTTCTTTAGCATAGACATCGAATTCGCCCATGCCGGATGTATATTCGCCGGCACGATATTGATTATACTGGCGAACCATTTTGGCCATAAGCTTTTGGGCAGTCTCGATCTCATCGAAATATACCCTTTGGAATTTTTTTGGCTGAGCCAGAAGGGCATCCCCCATTTTCTTGATAACGTCTGACACCATTTCGACGATTCTCTCAAAAAGGGTTTTGTCCTCTTTCATTACCTCGCCAAGGAATTTCTCATCGAACAGGGAGGATCCCAGGAATTCTTGAACGAATTCATCGAATACCGCGGCTTCGATATCCTTCTGTTTTAATTGATCAACCGGGGTACCAGTTTTTCTTGAAAGCTGCTTCGCGTAGAAGTTTCTCTTTTTATTAAGAAATCCGCTCCAATCGTTTTTATCCTTCATCTTCCATAGGATAGATTTTAACAGCCCGTATTTCTTTGGCATTGTCTTTTCTATCCTGTGGCCCATTTCATGGCCGGCAACCTGCAGCCCAGGGGTTTCGTTCCGGACATTTATAAATATGAATCCATTATCCCGATCGATATCCTTAATCGTTATTGTATTCCCATTCGTGTTATTCAGGAATTTATGGTCTGTTTTAAAGAACACAACATTATCGAATCCAAAAACAACCTTCATGAATTCGACAATCGCTTCTCCGTTTCTTGCATCCTTAGGCGCGACAATATCAAAATCGTCCTCGGTTAATTGCATTTCCTCTGGCCATCTTTGAGACATTTTGATGTAATGCTCTTTGATGTTCTCCGGAGTCTTTTTTACTGGAGCTTCGATAACTTCCTGGACAGGCTGAGGCTTTTTAGGATCTCCCTCTTTGAGCCATTTTTTAAATTCGTCAACAGACTTTTTGGTAACACGCATATTGTTAAAATCAAAGCCCTTTGGATAATGGGCTCTGTATGCCATCTGAGCCTGCTTCCTCGTTTTATACCCGAGCATTACCTTTGGTTCATCGAATGTACCATCCTCATTCAACTGATCGATAATGTAAACATTCGGGGAGGTTACATCTTCTCCGACGAATACATCGATATTGTCTCCGTCCTTTGATTTTCTACCTTTTTTGAAGTATCCATAAACCGCTTTCATCCGAACACGCCATGAGGGTTTTTTACCTGGAGGCACATTTTCTTTTCTGGTCGATCCCTTCGCGTTCTCAATTACAATAGGCATGCCATGGATCTCGGCTTCACCCTTCCTGTAGGTGCCATCCTTTATTGCCTGGTATGTAGGATTAGGATCTGTTATACTGGCTGCTTCATTAAGCTGCTTTGCCGTGGTGACTTTTTGTGGACCCTTTTGAACCGCGGGTCCAGCGCTCGGTGTTTCACGATAAATTCTTTTCCCGAATTTATCCACAAAGCCCTCCCGGGCCTCGCCAGACTCCATCATTTCACGCTGTTCAGGGGTGGCTTTATTGTAAATCTCACCGGACGTCGCACCGCTTATTCTGGTACCGTCTGGAAATTCGAAGAAATTCCTTTTCCCTGGAGGAGATATTCGCTCCGGCTTTTTCGCCGCTGGCTCTTCGGCGGCCTCACCCTCGATCATCTTTTGCCGCTTTACTGCCGCACGCTTTACCAGGTCAGGTGCTTCCTGTTCAACGTCAGCGGGAGTTGTGTCGATAACTGCCTGGGCCATTTGGGCCGGCGTAACCGGTGCTGCCTCTATGGCTGGCGCTTCTGCCGGCGCCGTGATGGGCTCAGCCGCTGGCTCTGGAGCAGGCTCTGTGACGACAGCCTCTTCCCCCATCGTCTGGTCAATCTGGCGTTGCCTGGCCTGTGCTGGTGTTTCCTGGCCCTGGATATATTGCTGCCTCTCAGCGGGGGTCCGCAATGGACCTTGTGGTGGTATTGGTGGCGGTACGTCTGGCCTATTCTCGGCGAACAGACCTGTCCCGGGGGCAACTGGCTCCTCGATAGCGGCGATATCCTCTGGAGTAATTTCCTGCCCAGGAATAACCCCGGCGCCTTCAACCGCTGGCTCAGGTATCGCTCCAGGTGTTTGCGCTGCCTGCGCTGCCTGGGCCTCCTTTATTCCCTTATCGAGAATTTCAGCCGCATCCCTCGAGGACTTAACCGTGGTGAGCTCACCAGATTCGTCACGCTTCCCGGTGAGCATATCGAATGCCTTCCTGAATTTGCCGGCTTCCTTTGTGCCCTTAGCATCTACCGGTTTAGCGTCAGCACCACCAAGTAATAGACCATACGGGGCGGCGGCCGCACCCTCGGGGAGAGCTTCCTTTATACCCTTCAAGGAAAGGTCCCAAACCATTCCGGCTTGATCTTCTATATTGGCATTTAGAAATTTCTTTCTATTTTCACCAATTGCAAAATGTCCGGTCAATTCATCAGGGACACCCTGCAGAGTTTCAGTAACGCCCTCTGTTAATGAGCTAACCAATCTCGAAGCGATAAACCTTTTTATACCTGCACCAAGTCCAGGCGCACGCATCATCCAACCGAATGATAACGCCTCCATTGGCGCCTGTATACCGGCGTTGATAAGCGCTGAAACCATAGCCTCTTTTGGAGAGGCTCCATTCGAAATATTTTCCTCGTATGCATTACCAGCAATATTTACAAACATCACGGCGCCTGAGAGGAACTTCCCGCCGGCCCTATGCGCGAGAATCTGCATTCCTATTTGTGGCGCCATCCCAACGGTGTTCTCAATCCATTGCTTGAACGAGTCTTTTTCTTCGAGGTCAAGGATGTATCTTAAATCCCTTTTTAAATTCTTTGACTCTGACGCCGCACCAATGGCGTCATAGGCCATATCGCCCAATGCGCCCACCGTACCTGTTGTCGCCGACGTTAATTTATCCCATAACCCATCTGATTTACTCGGTATTACGGAAGGCTTATCCCTATCGAATCCGGCTACATCCATAAATCCTTTTCCGAGCCATGGCGCAGAACGAGCAATATTCTTTGATGTTTCAATCATGGGACGCTCTAACTCAACGTCCTCGAGATATTCTGGCAGAATAGCCTTGATGGCCTTGCTTCTAAGATCCTGTCCACCGGTTATCTCAGATAGCGGTCGCACCCCTGAAATTGCTTCAATTGGTGCCCTTGCGAGGATTGGCAAGTTTTGCATTGCAGCGCTTATACCGATTTCCAATTTTGGCTTTGTCTGTATCCAAGGGACTTCGATATCGTCCCTGACATTGGCGACAAACTGGTCGTATGCATCTGGACCAGGTGGGGCAACTGGCGCATTTGATTCTGGTGTAGGGATCGCCCCCTCTGGAGGCATGGTAGGCAACTCTGGTGTAGGGGTGGGATCTTCGCGCAGATTATCTGCTACGAATTTATCATAGAAATCAGACATTTAAGTACCTCTCAGATTAGCTTAATAACCAGGGAATCTGGTCCTAAGCCCCTGTGCTATTTCTGCATCAGAAATCTTTGGGTTAGCACGCTTTAATGACCTCGCATACTCGAGCATTTGCGCTGGCGTTGGTTTCGCCTGTTGTGCCATTGCCATCCCGCCGGCTGTCGAATAGCCTGGCTCTGGAATGGCGGCTCCTGGAGGCGCTTCCTGGCCGTTTGTAATTTGAGAACCCTGGGCCGGAACCCTCGCCTTTGTTTCATTTATGGCGGCATCAAGTCCGTCCATATATTCTTTGTAATATTCTGCAGCACGCTGCATTAACTCGGCCGGTGCAAGATCGATACCATCTTCCTTTGCATCGGTCATTACCTCTTTGACCATGTCGTCCCAAATTTTATTTTTGTCTACCTCTCCTGCAGCCTTCTTGATTCTCTCCAGTTTTGTAACGTCTCCGGACTTTAACGCCTCAGATACGGATTCTTTTGAAAAGTTTTTTGTCAACTTATCAAACCTATCAAACCGATCGTCTGCCGCTTTCACAAGGGCCTCGTGGCGCTCCTTGACAAGCTTTTGGAATTGCTGTAGCTCCTTATCTGTCGCGGAATGCTTAGGCTTCCCGGGTGCAACCATTTCCCAAATATCGTCCAACTGTCCAGCGAGGGCCTCCTTTGCAACAACCAGGGGGTCTGCCAATGGATTGTTTAGATTAAACTTTTGCGAGGCTGGTGTTGGAGAAGCTGCTGGCTGTCCTGGACCACCGGCAAGATTGTCTCGTGTCAACCTCGGCGTCCGATCATCTATCTGGAATGCACCGTGCTGGTATTGACCACCTTGCATCCCGGCCATTTGCCTGGTAGGATCGTCTGTGAATGTAGGGGTCTGTCCTGCCTGTCGAGCAAGCTCGAGGTACTCCTTGATTGACTTTGGTTTCTCGAATACTTCTGGACCAGGGACAACACCACCACCGGCATCCGGCTGCTGAGGAATGGGCGAGATATCCCCCTTCGGCGAAGGCATCGTCAATCTTGGATCTGGCATCGCAACTGGTTCATGTGTTGCAACCAAATCTGTTGGCGGCGGTATTGCCGGCGCCCTGGATGCATCGTAACCTAAAGTAGATATTGGCGGGTAAAACTGTGCCACATCATACTCTTCTCCATGTGATGGTATTAAACGAGCCATGTAACCCTCCGGAATTATTAAGCTAATCTTAGTCCATACGCGATCCTACTATTTTGTGGCGTATCCTGGCCAACCCTTTGCGCGAGCGGTTGTGCCTGATAATTTGCAAGATCGATTGCGTATTCATCTCTGGCTGCCTGTGCTTCCTGCATCCAGTTTTGGACTAAGCTATTGACTTCATTCTTATAATTTATCATGGCCTCACCAGATAACACCGAATGTTTGGCGTTATAGATTGCCATGTCGTCTCTGCGCTTTTGCTGGCCTGCAGCCATAGCGGTTCTCGCTGAAGTATCATAAATACTACCGAGGGCCTGCCCGTAACCCTTTACAGATTCTCCGGCCAATTGCCGGCGAAGGGCTGGATTGTCAATAGATCTATTCTGTAGCATTTGCTCAGAGGTCGCCTGCCTAAGCTGTGCCGCCTGGTTGCCAACGAGCTCTTGCCTTTTCGCACGCTCATACCCCTTGTCCTCCTCCGGCGGCTTGTATTCCGGAGCAACATATTTTGGGACGTCCGGATACGGAGTCGCCTGGAACGTCGGCTTCTCAAGAGGCCTGTCAAGAATTACACCTGGACCTCCGGCGCTTCCAACGCTATACGATCTACTCGATGAGGATTGCCTCGACGGTTGCCGTAAGAATGCATATGGATCCGCTTGAGCTTGCCTGCTCGGCTGAGCTATAACCTGGGTCACATTCGACCCACCACCGGAAGTCTGCGGGGAGCTTTCCATAATAGCAAGGCCTGCAGCGGTTTTGCGATACCTGTCCGACATTTCATTCAAGGATCTATTGATATCGGCGTCGCTTCCACCACCACCGGCACGACTTACTAATCCGGAACCACCACCACCGGTAGGTCCCGGGATGGCGCCATATCTTTCTTCATTATCCATGATACCTCACATTTTGGTTAGAAATAGCCTATTTTATACACCATGTCAATATCATTGATACTGTGTAAAATCAAAGGCTTTTCCAGAAACCTCGGCTCTTTTTATGTCCGTCATGATTGACCTAATACTAACTTTTGTGAAATATCCCCATCCACAATTTGTATTATTGCAATCAATCATTGTGTTCATACCCTCCACCATGAACCTCGGATTCTTGTTTAATTCAAAGACTGCTACTCCAGATCCGCATTCAGGACACGTTCCATCTGTCGTCGCCCATACCGAGCTCTTCACAGGCATGACGTCTGTCATTCTTAATCCCTTTATTGCGTCCTCGACAATATGATATCCGTGCTCTTCGATATCTTCAATAAAATCAGTAAGTAATCTTAACATAGATTCCTTGCAAAATTTATGTGAACTCTTTAATCTCGCTATGCATCTCATACTTTATATACCCCCTGGTGAAATTGAGTGGTGAATGTGAGCCCTATCCTTGTGTATGTAGGAAACGCAGTCTTTGCATCATCAATTATCGTTTGGATCATTGCCTCGAATGCTGCCTTTCTGACATCTTCAAACGCACGATTTAATTGATTATTATGAATAAATCCAGTATGATCATAATAAAGATCGGCATAGCATTCTTCATAGAATGTCGGATTGCCGCCGCCGATATCTTCCACCTTATGATCAAAGGCTACAATGTGAATGAGGGAGTCCGGATTCTCCGGAGCGTCGAGAAGGTTATTATAAAAGTCGCTCGATATGGTAACGTTATTTCCAGACAAAAGGGATATATATCTGTCTGGAGTTTCAGCGCCAGAACCAAATGTATCCCCCTGGACGTCGATATACCATGAAACGTCTGACTGCAACCGAACAATTGTACCTGTGTCAACGCATGCACCACCAGATTCAACGTTTGCCTCAAACCACAAATCGACTGTTTCCATCATGAAAACCTGCTCATAAATATATTCTGTAACGCTATACCCATAAGCAAACTTTCCAGATCCGATATCTGATGGAACGGTAAGCAGCGGCTCGCTCCTCGTAATCGTCGTATAGCAATTCCCTATAACGACCGGCGGCGGTGCATCATTACAAAATGAGCAAATCACCTCGCATGATCCAGCGCTATCATAAAACTGAGATCCACCACAGCGCCAATAGACGACGTCTGTATAGTCGTCTCCGATACCATTTAGTCCGGTATCACACGCAGGTAGGACGTCCTGTGTAAACGCACAACTCCTTCCGATCGTAACATCCTTTGCTCCGATCGAAGGTACAAGACCACGCCAGTATGCGAGCGAGGCATCGAGCACGGGAAGAGTTAATGTGCCGCCGATACCATCAGGAATATCAAGCGGTATCTCTTCTCGCCACATATCCCAAACAAACGATCTCGTGTAAGTCCCAACGCCTGTGTTGACCGCAACCTTTATGTCAAGATAATGGCTCGGGCATTTTTCATCCTGGAAGGATGCTATATCTATATTAGCGACAGAGTCTCCAGGCACAGGATTTATAATCCCGCCTGGGTTGTCTGCCTCCATATAAGCCCGTATTCTCAATAGGTTATCCCATGCAATGTTGCCCGGGATCAGGACCTCTATATATCTTTTCGACGCTCCAGGGTACCTGAATCTCGTACCTGTCGGCGGCGAAACGAGCTCAACATTTACAACTTCATGTGTCGGCTGGAGGTCAATAAGAGTCCATGTCCCTGGGCAAACATCCTGAACAGCAGACCATTGTGGGTCAGAAGATATTGTAACGACAACCGGATCGATATCGAAAACAAATATGAATGGAAGCCCACCACCGATAGGCCCACCACCAGGGGTCGGCCATGGAACTCCTGGAGGCGGTACCCATCCAGGAGGCACAGAAGAAAACCCAGGAGGCGGCTCGAGCTCATATTCCATTTGCTCGTAACCCTTTGACTTATAAGGCTTTTTGTGCTCAGATTGCTTCAATAGATCGGAGCTCAAAGAATTGCTTTCAGCGGTGGGAATCTCGGGAGTGAACTCTGCCTGCTCTGGCAAGACCGTTGTTACGGCCGACCATTTCTCTTTTGCAGATGGCTGTCGCGCCTGGTCAGGGAACACCTGTGCCGGCACATACATGCGTTTTTCCCAATCTTTTTGGGCCATTATCTTTTCCCGAGCGCACCAAGATCGATCGAATAATCATATAACCATGTGTCGGTATCGACCTCATCGTTTTTAAGAACGATTGTCATATGAGTGACCTGAGTAGCGTTCACGACCAATCTGTGGCGCCTGACGTCGTCGCCTGCCTCTTCGGCTCCCATGTCAAGCTCAGCACCGTGGTCAGAATTTACGCGAGTATCCTCAAGGATATCAAAGGTTAATAAGGCATCGTCTATCGCAAGCATCCGGATCCATACTTCTCTTAAGTCCAAAAGGGCAGCCGCTGCATTCAATTCGAGATATGCCTCAGCGACTATCTCGTCGCCATTATCATTAAGCCCGTAATTAAATCTGCTGGCCCATGATTTGCTGTAATTCATTTGAATTACTGGCAATGGACCGCTTCCGGCCTCAACCTCGCCGACGGTTGTCGGGGCGTTTGCATCATCCTCGAATGTATCGAAAAGCCAATCGCCTGTCGTTAGGTCGTATACCGGGAATATGTTTGGTAATTCAGCATCTTCTCCGGAGCAAATTCCAAACCTGACAACCTCGCATGAGCTATCATAGGCCGCCCAGGCGAGCCCCTCTTTTCCCCTGGTTATGCACTCGGGGAACCTCGGGTCAAAGTAATTCTGGATATCCTGCGAGATCCTCTTTACTATCCGGCCGTCTGTCTGGTATATGCCATACCTGCTTATCCAATATGCTCGAGTCTGAGCCGTTTCATCAGTCCTTATTACCGCACCCTCTGGACCATCGATAACAGTAACGGCATCCTCGTTTAGGGCTCCAACCCTCGTTGACAGAACGAGTCGTCCGAATGTAGATGGACTGTAACCCTCGAATATTGTTGTGCATCCACCGTCCATGCCTCGCTCTTCCTGGTGGACAAGGAGCTCGTTATGAAACTTTTTCATGGATGTTATCTTATTTGGGCGGCCGTCGCCGGCTCGCAGGATAGCGAAATCTGTTCCTGACAAGACATTCGGACCTATGCTCGAGGAGACATAAAGGTAATGCGGGAACCGGTTAAAGGAATATGCACCGCGGTCCTTGAACGCAGCATTCGATATGCCTATCGCACCGAAGTCCTCTGAAACATTCGACATTATCGGCGCATAAGATATTGATATGCTTACCTGTTCAGAGAGGGTTGTCGCTATCGATAGCTCTATGCGATACCAGTATAAAGCGAAATTTGCATCATTGAACCTGTGCTTCTCGACAAGCTTCTCGGATGTATAAAGGGTTATCTGGCCCTTCTCTGTGAACGCTGAGCTACCGTCATTGAATGACAACGGGGCGAATGCGGCTCCTGTCCATGCATCAATATCTGTTATCGTTGCTGCATTTCCATTAGGATTCTCACCCGGGTCAATCTCGAAGAACTGAACCTTCTCAGGGGTACCGATATAAATTCTGTCGGCGCTGACAAGCTCATTAAGCACAACGGATCCTGCAGCATAAAGGAATGTCTTTCCCTCAGAGGCATCGTATACTTGCACCTCTGCCGGCAATCGCATAATACCGTCCCACAGATTGTCGGTCAAAGACACGAAACCCATGTTACCGTATGTGATACTCGAAATCCTAACAGTACTCCACGCCGCTCCGTTGGGTGTAATTCTGTACCAGTAACCGGTGATACCGGCGAAGGTGGCCGGGACCTCCGTTAGCGCTTTTGTGAATTTTATAGTACCGCTTTGGCCGAGCCCGTCTGATCCGTCAAGGGTTGTATCAGATAAGATAGTTGCGGCACTCCAGCCACTCGAATATCCCCTCCAATACGACACCCTTGTCGGTGATGCAACGGTCTGTCCGGTATCTATCTGGAAATTCAATATATCCGCAGGGGTCTGGCAGCATATCATGAGGCCGACGTCTGTCGACGCCAAACTTCCTACCAGGGCGCTTAGGCTGTCATTTCCGACTACCTGCTCCCAAATATCGTAACCCTCTGATAACACATTAAAATTTGTTCCATATGTTCCGTCGTCCCAATTTGCACCTTTTATCTTTTGCCTGTTTCCAGCCCACAACTGGTGCTGAGATACAGAATCAGAGAATAGCATTATTCCATCTATATCCGCATAACTTGCCGGATACAGTATGGTTTCACCAGAATCAAAAAATAGAGGGCCAAACGGACCAGCCGTGTATGCCGGTGGCGTGTTTGTCGCCTTCAACACAATACCGTCAGATAGCTGGACAAAAGTATGTCGCTCATAATCAGCGGTATCCGGATCCTCTTCCCAGGCTTTTGTGAATTGCCAATTCGAAATAGGGAACCGATCGATAGATGCGTACCCCGTCCACAATGGAATATCAGGGTGGCAAACAGGTGGGCTGTCGGCAGCGCCGAGCCGAGGGGCATATGCGTAAAGGGTGTTTGTCGGAGTCGGCGGGTCATTCAGGTAGTCAAAAGAGTAATTCATGAACATAATGCCCATTACCGTGCCAGGTCCATAAACTCCAGCGAGGACGTTGTTTATATACTGGATTCCATCGGTATTGAATTCGAAAATATATTCAACCCCCGGGACTCCGGATGGGACATAAATATCGTCAGATATCAGCAGGTAATTTGTGAAGTCATAGAATACGTCAGGGATATCAGATGCCAATGGTACCTGTGCCGTAACGTCTACCATGCAGATATCACCATAATTAAAATTTGGTGGACCGCCAAGTAGCGTGACGATATCGACTGCAGTCTCTATTCTTAGCTGTGCACCCGTTATTGTCTTTCCGACAAAATTGGATATATCGAACATCAGGATCGCCCTTGAATTCTGAGCGGCGAAGCCATAATCTACCGTATATATTGGAGAATCTTCAATTGTAGGATCTCCAGCAAGGATCCTCGAGGCTCCACCATTTCTGGCCTCAGCCCATGAATTCGCAGATGCTGTCCAAACAACATCCGAGAAATGCGCCGGGGAGCCATTCGCCGGGACATCCGTACCGCATTGCGATTCTTCGAATGAATCAAAGGCCTCGAGGTGTAGGGATTCCATCCCTCCGCGCTTCCTGATCCCAGGATAGTAATTTCTGAAGTTATTACAAACGCTTAATTCACCAAGGCTCAACTGAGCAGCCGGCCGGCGGGTTACTGTCCGAGCATGAAATTTATTGTAACCACCGACTTGAAAACGATCTTTTATGAATTTATCCATTTAGAATACCCAGGAGCTTCCGCGGGATCCTCCGAAATGCGGGAATTGAACCTGAGTAGTCCGACGGGTATAGCCCGATTGCTTTTTGCTCTTCGCCTCGGTAACCCACGAATCATATTCAGCCCCTTTAATCTTCCCGAGCTCTTCATTGGACCACGGTTTATTTGTGAGTTGCATTAGGTTAGCGGCTATCCCGATCCCGAGCTCAGTTTTATACTGCTTGTAAAAAAAGTCCGGAAATTCGATAGCTTCATGACCAGGCATCAATATCAATCTCGCCTCAATCCCATCTGGAGCGGAATCCAATTCTGGAGTCGGATAAAGTAATAAAGTCTCTTCGAGCTCATCGTAATAAAAATTTGTTGGCTCGCTTCCTGTGAAGTATTGCCATCCTCCGGAATTCTTTCCAGGTACGTTCTCAACCCACGCCCTGAGAGGAGGAAGGTCGCGGTATGAATCAGAATCCTCGCCATCTGACTTGTACTTTACACTCTCGACAAGGACTATATCTGCAGCGTCGTCGTCCGGCTCCTGAGGAATTAATGCGCTCAGTTTATAATAATTCGTCCCGGCGATAACATCGAACGATACATCGTACCACCACAAGGCAGTCCGCTTACAAAAGTCCCTCATGAGGTCGCGGATCTCGTCCAGCAATAGGGTCTGGTAATTCGCGTTATCTATCCCCTTGCAATATTTAGCGACCTCGTCTTGCCATCCGGCAAGGAATCCTATATTTGCCATATTAATCCTCGCTTCTGATGAATAGCTTTCCGTGCTTCGAGAGCTCTTCAATCATTAGGATCGCCTGCTCGCGGAGCTCCTGAAGATCATCCATCGGTATCAGGTTGACCTTGTATTTCTCCAGCATGTAGGCTTCCAGGGTATTCGGCTTTCTGAATTTATGAAGGCGCTTTATCTCATCCTCTGCCATCATGGCCTGTGTTTTCATGGCGTCCGAAATTTTTGTGCCTTCATCGGCCGGGGCAACAACCGATAGGATATCATTTTCCTCGAGATATCCATCATCGTCGATACCAATCTCACCGGCGACATCTTCCTGCGTTAAGGCTACTTCCGGATTCTCTTCGCCAGGTGGAAGGGTTTCGCTCTCACCGTCGTCCTTTATCAATCCGGTTTGAGCCACCTTTATCTCAAGATCTGGCTCCGCGGCCTCTGCTGCCGCGAGCTCCTCGATCTCTTTTTCCTCGTCTACACGCAGGCGAATTTTCCCACCGCGAGCGGCAATTTTCTTTTCGAGATCTCCCTCAAGCCATTTTTCATACTGCGCCGGAGACATCGGAAAGCAGTCTGCTCGCTGAGCAAGCCCGACAGTCCAGATATGTACCCGCTCACTCCCATTAGGCAATCTCTGCAAAAGATATTTAGCCCTGACAATTTGCTTTTCTTTCATGATAACCCCCCTTATTTATTATGTATTCGTTATTCGAGAACTGAAAAAATAAAGGGGAGGCAGCATGGCCACCACCCCTTTATAGGATGAAAATATAAATTAACGGCTTAGTTAATAAGCTCACCGCCGTATGGAACAAGGTTATTCGAAAACCCGTATACCTCGTTGTCCATAACCTGGAAGCCGAACATAAAAAGCTGCAGCTTCAGGGTATCCATTAAAGGATAATCCGTCTCTGCCAGGGTAAGGATCGTCAGGTCAATCGACGTATCGCCGATTGCAAGATACCCAGGAATCGCAGATACGGCGGGAGAAGCGGGAGACGGAGAAATAAAGCCGGCGTAATAAACGCCACCCAAATACAGATCTCCGGTGTCGACAAGAAACTGTGGGTTAGCGGTAACGTCACCGGCAACGTCTTTGATGATCAGATCATCCGTGTTATCTCCGAGGGCGAGAATATTTCCTTCCTCTGTCCCTGCATAATCGTCGTCGATAACAAAACCGGCATTCATGATCATGAAGCCACGCTTCACGTTGAAGATCTCGTATACATCCTCAGCGACGATCTCGGCGGGTACTGCATCAAGTCCGGTGGCCGGATTTACCAACTTGGTTTCTCCGGAAAGGACCTTGGCGAAGTCAAGGGTAACACGCTCGACATGGAATCCAAAGGCATCATAGGCATGATTTACTCCGCTGCCTTTAAAAGCATAGGTGCTCATATTGTAACCTCCTGAAAAGGGTAAAGATTTTAATTTGGGACGGAGCCATACTAACCGCTTTTAAGCCTGCGTTCTGGCTCCGGCCACGGGGGGGATGTTTAATCCCTCGGGATTAACTTGGATTAACCCTTCCGAACGTACATGTCGACCAGGGATTCCGGTTTCAGAACCTCGTAACCGTACACGTTCAGACCGCGCACCAGGGTACCAAAGGTACTTTCGGCTCGCAGGCTTTCCATTTTGGTCATTTGGGCGGCGAAAGAAATCGCGCTCTTATGACCGGCAATCGGATGATAGGCGCGGAATGCACCATCGGCCACGCTTGTCAGCAAGTTGCTGGCATAGATGGTGAACCGATCGATCATGCCGATCCGTCCATTTCGCAGGATGCTGGTGCCGTCGCCGGCCAGGGAAGCATCCTTAAGGTCGGACTTCAGAATCATACCGCACATCCACGGAGGCAGTACCATCCATCTGGAGTCCTCAGGAATATTCTGTTCGTCGAGGACAGTACCGACGTCCACGATGAAGTCCAGAATGTTGGCCTTGGTAATTGCAACCGGGGCACCGGTCACGCCAAGGTCGAAGGAAGCGGAGTCCGCACCCGCGGTGGCGCCTTGGTTGGCTGCGTCCGCATCGGCGTAAACGTCTCCCAGGAATTCACGATCGACGACGATCTTCATTTGCTGACCGGCGTCTCTGGACCAGGAGTCCATCAGGGCGATATCGGTTTGATGCTTGTCGATATCATCGCAGATCATATTGAAATACTTGGCTTTATCGATCAGGAGCTCTTTATTCGGAGCTTCGGGCCGTTGGATCTGCAGGCTCTGGCCTTTGTTATAATCACGGATGATGATGTCAGGCACAGTCCGGATAATGACTTTGTCGCCTTTATCCTTGATCTCACCTTCATAATCCGTATTCGAAATTGCAGCGATCACGGTCGCGGCGTAAAACTTAACGAGCAATTTGCCCGACCAAATCTCCGGAATAAAAGTACCGGAGTATTGCGGGGTACCAGGGGCGGCTGGAATCATTGTATTTCCTCCCAAAATTTAGAGAATTATTATTTGCGGTAGCGGGAGGATCAGAAAGGCCGGTCAAGCCTTATGAGACTAATCCTGCACCGATTGCCGCTTGAAAACGATTGCTTACCTTATCGAATTCGGCCTCGGTAATTTTTTGAGTCGTGAAGAGCTTCTTTGCTCTGTTAAACTCATCCCGGGTTGCATACTTGGTTTTATCCAGGGCTGCATTACCGGTTTCGTCACCTATCGCGCCTGTGGCGTCTGGCACCAGAAGGTGCGCTTTTTTATCCCTCGCGGGAGCCTTATTCGAAATATTCTGAGCCGGTGTAACCCCGCTCTCTTGCAGATATCTATTGAACACGGCGAGCACCCTTTGAGAATTTAACGAATGGGCACTCTGTAGCAATATCTGCTTTCGAGGATAGCCGGTCATTGGATCCGGCTGGTCGCACCATGCCAAAAACTTCGGATCATGGTTAATGGTCTGCCATTCAGGTAGCGCCGACGTAAGCTCATCAAAGTATTTGTCCGTTGCGGACTTGACTGTCAATTTCTCAACAGTCTCGAATCTTTGGAGAAACTCATCATCATGGCCTGCCGACTGTGCTGGCTGACCGGATCCCTCGAGCTTCGCGTAAAGCTGAGCGATCAAATCTGCCTGGCTGTTGAATCCCTGCGCCAGGCGAATAACCTCGTCACCGTATCCGTCCATTTCATCGAGATCGATCTTTGATGTAGCCTTTGCGACAAGGTCGCTTGCCGGCGCTGCAGCCCGTGGTGCTCTGGTCTGCTCATCAAGGATCTTCTCAAGACGCTCGATAACTTTCTGCGAGTTGTTAAGTTGACCCTGCATATCGATTTGCGCTGAGCGCATTTCGCTTATTTCACGATTATACTTACCCTGCAGGACCCTGTACTTCTGCTCCCAATCTCCCCCGGTGGCCGGAATGTCTGGAGTAGGAATTGCTTCCGCTCCAACCTCCTGACTCGTAACGCTTAAATCGATCTCCTTGTCCTGGGCAACCGGATCCTCTTCGGGATCGTCGGCCGGATCTGGATGAGTCGGCTTTAAAACTTTATCCGGCTCTATCTGCTGGTCATTTGGACCAGGCTCGAGGTCCTTTCCAGCAGCCTTTGCGATTAAAGCGTTTGCTGCAGCTTCCTGTGCGGATACTGCAGAGGGAATTTCGGGTTCATGAATCTTTTTTTTGGGCATTTTTGCCTCCTTTTGAGCCGCCGAAGCGGTATTCAAAGTCTATGACCGGAGCCAATTGGTATTCCGATCAAGGTTGAGGGAGATAGCCCAACCAAAAAATACAATAAATTCAACTACTTGAACTTAAAGAGATCCGCTATGCGGTCTTTGGTTGACCCCCCTTGCAACTACCTTATACATTACATATACCGTGTCAAGCAATATTTCCTTTTATTCCGACTGTTTAGACATGTCCTCGTCGCTTTCTTCAAACCGAGGATTCCTATCGGAAAGAAAGTAGTATCCCCACCCCATATATGGATCGAATAAAAGCCCAGGGACACCAACGGCTCCTGGGCATTTATCCTGCTCTGGATTAATATAAAGATCCATTTGTGTAAAACTCGTATCTTCTGGCGATATCATTCACGGAGATCTTTCCCATGAATAGGACTATCTCGCCGTTTTTATAGAGGTATGTCCCATTCCTGGAATCATCCTCAGCATTTGCTTTTGTCTCGACAACGACATTGTGCCTTTTAAGGATCTCGTCCCATTCGGCGCCGGCCTGCTCAGCGGTTAGCATCCTCTTCCGGAAGCTGTCCATCGTCTCCTCGATATCGATCGCTGTGCATTTCCGCAGGGCGATCCTGAGCATTTGCCCCTGGACACCAACGAGAACGGCTCTGGATTTATCCATAATCCGCTCTAATTCCAGGCTCATGAAGTTGTCGACATCCCTCGACTTTAGATCTTCCAGCCTGTCACCCATTATTCGGCCTCCCCATCTTTAGGAACTGAAATATCCTTTTGGGAATTATTATTCCCTTTTATCTGCGAGGATTTTTCCTTGGTAATGTAGCGGCATACAAGCCCGGGCTTTTGCTCTGTCCCGACAAAGGTTATGGATGGGATAAGAACGCACGAATGCTTTTTTAATACTGCCTGGATCTCCTCGAGGCACCTTCTCGCGTGAAGCTCTTTAACCATTTCCTGTGTTGCTTCTGGTACTTTTGATTCATCTGACATTTTGTAACCCCCCTATTTATTTAGATTTTATTTTACAACTTCCTGCCGAGAGCCAATAGTATCTGACTCGTAATGTATATCAAATTCAAGAAGAACTGGTCTTTCACCGGCTCCATTATTGGCCCAGGTATCGTCAGCGCCTGTATCGCTTCTGTAAATCCTGAGCATGATAATATGTGAAATAGTCAGACCTGTCCCGTCGACGACAACGCTTGAAGTAAGCTCATGCTGATGATTAACGCCAGAGCAAACGTCCTGTAGGTCTACAGTCGCGGATGCACCGAAAACACCATTTGGGTTTGCAATCGAATAATCAACCTTCCACCCTACAGATTTTCCGCTTTCTGTAACACCCCTGTCCTTCGGGGTCCAATGTATATGGAAGTTCAGGTCCGTTCCCTCTCTATATGAATGGGGCATTTGACAAGAAGCGAAAACCTCATCGTCAATATTAAACTCATAAACCTGGAATGTAGCGCCAGCACCACCAGGCTGCCAGCCAGTAAGGGTTGGATCAGATGAGCCAGCAAAGTCGAATGCGCCAGGGACTATCCTAAGATCATCCCAAACGCTCTCTTCTAAAACGGCTGTCTGGTTAGCGCCACAATCGATAGTAAGGTCGCCAGCGGTTTCAATCTCTGGAGTCGTCACCTTTCCGACGTTGACTCCGCTCGCCGCCTGGGTGGCACCGGATGACACGATAGCTGAGGCATCATCAGCGAGAACATCCCCGGTCAAATCTCCAGAAACATCCCCGTCGACATCCCCTGTCAAATCACCATTAAAGCCGCCTGCTCCCGCCGTAATTGTGCCAGCGTTTACCGAGCTATTCGCTATATCGGCGCCTGCTGTTATGATGGCCGCGGCATCGTCGGCGATAACATCACCATTATGGATACCAGCGAGATTTCCATTGAACCCGCCGGTTCCAGCGGTTATTGTCCCGGCCTCGACCGAGCTATTCTCAATATCGGCACCGCTCGAGACAATCGCCGCGGCGTCACCAGCGAGAACATTACCTGTTATATCGCCTGTAACATCACCCGATACATCCCCGGTCACGTTGCCTGAAAGGTCGCCGTTGAATCCACCAACGCCGGCCGTTATGGTCCCGGCCTCGACAGAACTGTTCGCTATGTCTGCCCCTATTGTGACGACGGGATTTTCGTCCGCGGCCAGAACACTCCCGAGTATATTCCCGACAAAGTATCCTGCTCCCATTATCTGGATGATACCCGCTGCTATTTCGCTCGTTTCCTGGTCTGGTCCAGATAAAACAACCGGCGAGCCATCCTCGGCCAATACATCGGCTGTCAAAAAGGCATCTGTCCCGTCCGTGCCATTGTCTAAAACCGTTAGTCCGTTCGCAGATAAAACATCACCCCTTAGGTCTGCTATTGCAAGGGCATCTGTCCCGTCCGTGCCGTGCTCGAACACAACGGTACCGTCCTCTGAAACTATATCGCCCTTGATATCAATTTCGATATATCCGTCTACTGCAGCGTCTGCCAGGATATTCAAATCATCTGCAGAAGCGACAACCAGAACGCCGAGATCGCCTACACCCTCACCGAGGAATAGACGAATTGCATGGGTATCTTTAAAGAATGCATCTTCGCGCCAACTCATTTAATTACCTCTCTTTATGGTACGGACGAGAACGTGACGCCGGCAGTCACATATTCGATGAATATGAGGTTATTCAGGAGATCCATCATTATCATCAAAACGTCACCGACGGCAGTAAAGGTCGCCCTGTTATTCACGCCACCGTTATCCCAGGTCAAACTTGCCAGGTCGATTGTCACAGGGTTATCGACATTCGCGGCATAAAACCGGTATCTCCAAAAAGGGGATGGTCCCTGTGCTAACACGAGGGACTCATCTATTAGGGCACTCATTGGTACACCGGATCCGTCAAGGATATTATTTGAATTTCCTACATCCATCGGAATAACTGGACCTGAAAGGATTCCAGGGCTGGCCGCATTTCCAGTTTCCAGGAATTGAGGACCACCGAAATTTGAGGCCCATAATGTTTCCTGCGGAGAAGCACCCCTTACAAATATCGGGCCACCATCTTCAGCATACATTTGACCTGCTGCTGGATTTATGAATGGAAGGCCCAACCCATCATAGATAACACCATCTTGATCGATAAAAGGGTCACCAGTTTGCCCATAAAACAACGATCCCCTGAACGTTGCATCTGTGCCATCCAGCCCTGTGTTAAGAACCTCTGTATCATCGTCTGCTACACCGGTTCCCTTCAGTATGGTGGCCTCAGGTGTTGCCAGGGCTGCATTTATTTCTGCGGCAGATACGGTTAAGCCTGTCCCAAGGTCGAGCAACACATCTGTTACCTCTTCTCCTAACTGGCCATTTCCAGGGCCAAGGAAAAACCTTTCAGCCCTTACTATTTTATATCCAACATCTTCGCCACCGACACTCATGGTATTACTCCTTTAACCATCTGAAATAATTATTTAAAGGGCCTCCGGATTTCTCCATCGGCCCATCGTTAGTTTATACTATTTATCACGGACCACCGCAACCGGATGCATCAACGCCAACCTCACCACCATCGACACCAGGATCAAGGATATTGACATATGTGACCGCGAATGCCATATTGACACCGTCGTTTATCCATACCTCAATATTCTGTATTCCGGAATTCACATCATCGAATGTGATTGTGGTATCCAGAGGGTCAGACTCCCACCCGGGAACTCCTGGAGGACCAGGCGCGCCTGCCCCTGCCGGAGCAATATAATATTCGAGAGCATCCTGATTATCCGGATCGCACCATACCGCCCTTAAAACATCGGCTGCGGATATTGTAGCAATCCAGTTACAATCAGGAGCGGATGGAGTACCGCTGAGCGTAGGGGCGACATTAAGGTTAATGATTGCAAGGGCCAAACCATCCCCTGGCGCGCCACCCTCCATTCCATCATGAATAAAATATCCCGGCCACCCAACAGGTGGATTGATAACAGCAGCGTCAATCTCTGCGGCCGTGCTTACCAAATTCGTCCCGAGGTCAGTCAATTTGTCTGTGACCTCTTCGCCGAGTTGGCCGTTATCATCACCCAGGAAAAGCCTGCTGATCCTTGTGATACCTAATTTAACATCTTCTCTAAAACTCATTATTACCTCCCAACCCCCTGGAAATATTGGTTAATCAACTAAAGACCGGCCCTCAGCTTTTTGCCTGAGGACTTCCATTTCATCTATCTTTGTGTATGTGCTCGGAGATTCGTCAAGTATACCCTTCATATGTTTAAAAGCGAATGTTATCCCCCGGGCAAACTCATTGCCATCAGAGACAAGCATCTCTTTTAATTGCTCATATGCACGATCGACATACCGGCTGAACCCGACTATCCCCGTCTCACCCATACGAGCACCGTATCCTATCTCACGGCCCTCTTTTGAATTGACTCCTGGTATTACCATAACAGCCCCCCGAACCCCCCGAATTTATTACATTTCGCTCGCTTCATCGAGCTTTTTCATATAGTCTTTCTTTGCCTTCCGACTGATATAGCCGACACCTTTTTTGCGCTCATCTGTCTGGCCGGCCTGGCGCATCGTTTCAGCGTTCGCCCTCTTTACCCTCGACTTTACGTCGCCACCCATCGGCGGGGCTGGAGTCTCAGTCGACTTTTGACCATCAACGGCATAACTTCCTTTACTTGTGTCCATTCGGGACCTCCTTTATATTCTTGCCATCTGCTCGAGTGGCGGTATTAATGGATTTTCTCCCGGGTCCCTGCCTGGCATGGAGCCACCACCACCACCCATAGGCAAACCCATCTGTGATTGCATCATGTTTTGCTGGATATTCATTTCGAGGTCAGCGTCCTCTGGAATGATTTCCTCCTGCATTTTCAGGGCCTTAACATTCTCCCTGAGGATCTTCGCCCTTCCACCGTAACCGATAATCGCCATGTCGACATCGTTATTGGTTAAGGCAAGGAATTCAGCCCTGCGAGCCTGTAGCTGCTCTGCCTGGATTAAGTATTCGCTGGCCCTGGCCACAACCTCTATATCCCCCCTGGCATCGATATCATCGAACAGTAGGATATGGGTCCACATCGATTTGACAATAGGCTTAATCACGTTCTGGTCTATCGCGACTATGGCATCCTTCATTATCTTTGAGGCCGCCGACATCAACATCGATAAACCATGTGCGGTCTGGCCGGCGCCGGATGCAGCGCTACCCACTCCTGATTCATATGCAGGGACGCCAAGTTGCTCCCCGGCCTGGTTAAAGAAGTATTGGTAAACCTGCATCAACATATCCGTCAGCGCATTCGGCTGATAGAAATGAATCGCCTTATTATTCTTGCCCATCGGATCCGACTTTGTTTTCCAGATCTTCCACGGATAGAGCTCTTCCAGGTTATCCCCGGGATCTATTCTATCCTTGTGCATTTCTACCTGGGGTCCGGAGGCGATTGCAAGGTTATTAATCATAGCCCTGGCAGTAGCGTTGCATACCCGCTGGCAATCTTCCATGTGCTCAGGTGGAGCAACTCCCCATATCGAATCATTCGATTGATCGAAGCTGGCTCCATAATATGGTTTGGTGCCAAGAGGGTTCTCGTTCAGTCTGGCCATTATCACATGGCGGCCCACCATAAGGCAAACACATGGTACCGGCTCGGCTGGATTCTCTATCTCGTTCTTATCCATTCCCCAATCGATAAGCAACTGCCCAGGGATTTCTCCATGATATTCGAGGGTTTCGATAACTGCCTGTGGATCCTCTTGCTCGTTTGGCCTGAATTCAATATTGGCTCTTTCCTGGTCTGTCCAAAGCCAATCCTGGAGCATTCCACCACGATATTCCATCAAGACATTATCGATTGCCTTGGTATCGAAGCCAGGGACTCCCTTCATTTTTACAAGGTCTGTCTCTCTAAGCCTCTGTCTTTCCAGGCAATATCCATCGTTTATATTTTTAGCGCCGGCTGCAAAGTACATATCGAACGGACTGATACATTTCCACGCTCGGTAATAGACCCAATCGACCTGAGGTATACGTTTTCCACCAGGGCCATCAACCCATTTAAGATCCTTCTTTCTTCGGATAAAAGGTCCCTTTAAAAAGGCTGTTGGGTATGTTGCGAAGTCCTTGATAAACTTGGCAATCTCACCGTAAAAGTCTCCCTGGTTGAATCCATCCTCGATAATGTCTGTTATTCTCTCAGCTTCCTGGGATGCCAGGGCACGGTCCTCGCGCTGTAATTCATTACGCAGATCCATCATGCGCTGATCAATCATATCTGGAGTAATTTCAGCATCTGGAACGGACTGCAGGATCATGGCTACTTCGGATTGAACCCTTTTGGTGAGCCGTATCTCTTGCTCGACGGGGAGGTCAGGGACGGGTGATGGCGATACACCCCATGGCTTTTCGCCGGCCGGCAACATAACGTCCTTAATCCAGGCTTCGATCGTCCTGCATTTAACGTTTGTCAGCATCATGAAGATTTGGGATCCACCAAACTTGCGGATATGGGCCAGGTCGTCGGGATCATATTTTCCCTTGCGCTGCCTAATGCATTTTAATAGGCGCTCCTCGACGAACCATTTGGTATTTTTTGCAGATTCCCAATGCTTTTTTATGTGATTTGCGAGTCCAATGATCTCTGGCTTATTCTGCATGGACTCGGCTGCCTTCTGATCCGATTCCATTTTGTTAAGCTGATCATTGTTTAAAACACGCAAGAGGCCACTCCGTTCCGGAATAGCCCCATAGGTGGATTGCGGTACCGCTGGTGCTGGCATATAATTTTCCCTCGTATTAGAGGGCTATCGTCATAACCCTCCGATTTCTTTAAACAAATATAGGCATGGCTCATCCCTCTTTACCATCACTCCGGAATTGCCACAACCGCATGGGTCCCACGCTCTGCCACCAAATATGTCGACAGCATCGACAGTCAATTGGTTTGGTGACAGTTTATCGCCACAAATTCGACACGTTATTTCTTTACCATTATCTGCCTCGTATTGATTCCAACCTTTTTTAATCATTCAGAATATACTCCATGTCAAGGTTTATGTCCACCCCTTAGGGCTTGCCATTTGTTTTTGTTTTTCGATTGCCTGCAGCGGAGCCTGTGGCGGCGGCTGAGGTACGGCGCCGGCTATCTCACCTTTGAGGGCGATCTCCTTAAATGCAGAGCATCCATGGCTGGCCCAATCATGCAGGATCTTCTCCCGGTAGCATCCGAGCTTATCATTCCATTCCTTTCGAAGCGAGTCCAGGCAATCTATACCACGCTCGCATTCCTCCTCGTCGAAATGGCATATCGGTAGAATCAATCGGACGGATTCTATTTGCATCGTCTCTGATACCTTAGGACCTATCTCGAATTGCACCCCGGCTTCCTTGCACAGCGCCCATACCGTCTTATTCAGCGCCCAAACATGCTGAGACAGGTCATGGGGTCCCTGCCATAGCCTGATCCTCGTATTGTGCTCCTTGGCCCATTCAATGGCATAATCCCGGTAATGCGGGAAGCCTTCTCCAGAGTTTTCGTAATAATGCACAAGATGGACCTGCCGGCCGACGACCTGGACAAACCATATGGCTGTTTCGTCATGGTATCCAATGTCCCAATAGGTATCTATCGGAAGGTGCTCGACCACAGGTACCTTGCCGATACGTCCCTGCTTCCTGGCTGACCTCATCTGCTTCTGGTAATATGCGCCCTCCATCGACTTAAAGAAAGCTTCATCCGGAGTCGACGGGTGCTCTTGGAGCATGAATTCGCCCTGGGTAGCCTCTGTCTGGACATACCACGCCTTTTGCTCTGGAGTAAGGTGGACCCTCTGCTTTAACTCGAGATCTTCAAAATACTTTTGCAGCCTCTCAGGGATAGCAGTCTGGCCCGGGTCAATCCTGTTCAGGTCATTCTCCGGCCATCCAAAAAAGAAAAACTTGTATTGCTTCTGGCCAAGTTGTGCACGCATTTCCTTCAACGCCCTGGCCTGCTTTACCATTTCGAAATATTTTCCCTCGCGGCCCTCCGCGGTCGATTCGATTGTCACGATATTGCCGGCATGGATCGCATTAAGGGTACCGGTGATAACCTCCTGTGCCTTCAATGGGTACCTGGCGCAGATCTTCCCGAGCTCAGAGATATGGATAAGCTGGTAGGTTCCAGACCGGCCAGAGGTTGTAACCCTGATCGAAGATCCATTCTTAAACGATAGGTGCTTACTCGATATCCGGCTGCCACCCAACTGATCTTTTAATTCTTCCGGTAGGTTATCGTAAGCAAACTTCACCTTTTTCTGGAAAAAGTCCTCGGCGTCGTCCTTATTGTGGGCTATAATAGCGGCATGGGTGTTCGAGTTGAACATGCAGATGTCCAAATATAACAGGCACATGAAGGTGGTGATACCATGCTGGCGGGATTTCAGGATGATGTTACAATACCACATCCCGAGGTAAAGCAGCTTCTGAGCGTAATTCATTCGAAATGGTATCTGGTTACCGTCCTTATTGACAATCTGGTAAAGATTATCAATTCGCCAGCGCTGAGAAGAGAACCGCTTGTGGAGCTCGATATATGCATCGATCTCCGCCGGCGGCATACCTGCTGTCCTAAGCTGCTGTTTTAATTCCTTATAATACTCAGGACTCCTGATCCCCTGAGAGGTACTTTGCCCGACATTCATTTTCAATCCTTAAGGTTTCGTCACAGACACATTTCCAAACATGGAGCAACTCGAAGTATACTCCATCCCCCTGAATTATATAGATTTTCGGCACCATATTATTAAAGCAATATGGGCACGGTGGCGGCATGTCTACTGGCGGCAAATTTATATCCATTATTGCTTCATCCAATTTTTGATATATTTCATATCGTAAAGATAAGATATCGGTACCATATATGCATTGGCGTCCTTTATCTTGCCGTATGGTCTGACAGTCCCTATCGGAAGGTATATCGCACGCTTCCAGAATTCCTGTGAGCCAATCCATCCAACGGCCCAACCGTCGAGCACCGTGCTCTTGTCCTCTGGCTGGAGGACCTTTTGAAACACATATACCTGGCATTTCTGCTTATGGGGCTTGTTATCGTAACACGAGCTAACGAGGCAATCCCAATGTGTTAAAGGGTACCTGTGCACGGTGGCGGTCTTGATCTCTGTCCGGACATTACCGATCATGAAGTCATAATCGCTGGTATCGTGGTAGGATGAGGCTGGAAGGCCATATGTATACTTGAACATGAGCTCCCCCCTCGGTCCCAACAAATGCCTATGAACGGCGTTCTCGCTGCCGACATATCCGAACTGGTTAGTCCTTCTATCGCCTTTGACCCCTAAATGCTTTAAATTCGCTTGCTGGATTGCCGCTTCCTCTATATCCCAATTCCACTCTAACCTCTTGAATCTCTTCGGTGATTTAACCCTTTCCCAATTCATACCTTCCTCCATAAATGTTGCGGATTAAGCTCTTCGATCTCACAGATTAAGCCATGAGGCTGAGATTGTCTATGCCTATATCCGCTGGTTGTAAGTTATACAGGCGGCTCATGTACGCCCGACTGCAGTTTACCCTCTAAATGTTAGCGGGACTCTCCCCGCTGTCACGGTGGTATTTGTTTTTCGGTCGCAGGCGTGGCCATCTCGCCCCCCTAAGTCTTGCACACCGTTTGTAGACTTACTCGGTAACCCGCTCTAACGGGTGACTGTAAATGTTGAAACCATAATACCATGGATTTGTATTTAATGGTGCAAAATACTTTATTCTTTGATACAATTCGTTGATCACAAACATACAAAAAATAAAATAAATGTTGGTCGCGGGAGGAGGATTTGAACCTCCGGCCTGATGGTTCCAAACCACCCGCGCTACCAGGCTGCGCTACCCCACGACATGGAAGAGGGTAAAGGAGTTGAACCTTTAACATCCGGCGTCAAAGACCGGTGCTCTGCCGATTGAGCTAACCCTCTGATATTACTGGAGCCAGATGCAGGAGTTGAACCCGCCCTCTGTGCTTACAAAACACATTAGCCCCCAGGGCAATCTGGCCTGGTAGCCGATCCTGGACTTGAACCAGGGACCACAGCATTATCGGTGCTGCGCTCTACCAACTGAGCTAATCGGCTCCATTTTATGCTGCCTTAAATTCTCCGCACGGATCGCCATCACGTTTAACACATGGATATCTGCTTCTTGATCCATCCTTTTCTGTCTGACATTCCGGAGGGAATCTGACACAAAACCCCTTGTAAATCGACATCTCTCTATAGTACCGACAATCCTCACATTTATCCTGTGGCTTCGGCATAATACACCTACCCTTTCAGGGTAGACTTACAAGCTTCCGATTTCATTCAGTATACGTTAGATCAGGATGAGGGTTAGTCCACCCTCGTTTAAATGATGCGAGCAGGCGTCCGGTTTCACCGGCCATCACAAGGATTTGCAGATCCTTCAAGCCTCCACGGATTTACCCGCCCTTGGCACTCGGGAGTCCTCTGTAAACCGCAACGGCTGCAACCAATTACGACTCCAGCAGGAAGCGACCTATGCCCTCTATGGTTAATGTTTAAATTGGTAGCCTGGCAAGGAGTTGAACCTTGCACGCCTATCCTGGAGCGACCAGGGTCTTTGCACGCGACTACTAACATACTGAGCCAGCCGACAACCGGTATGGACTGACTGTTCTGCTTTGTCCAGGCCATAAAGTATTTGGTAGCGCGGGTTGGAGTTGAACCAACACAGGCCTAAGCCCACAGATTTACAGTCTGCTACCCTCGCCTATGGGTTGCCACGCTATTGATCTTCGTCCGCTGCCATCCACAGCGTTACAAAATCATCCGTTTGCATTGGAGACGGCTGCGGTATCTCATGAGCCGGATAAACTGTTTTGCTTTCCCATATCGAAAAAAGGCACCCGCATTTAAAGCATCGATAATACTCACCATTAAGATGCTCCCACGGATAGGGATGTTTGCATTTAGAAAGTTTCCCGGCGAACACCTCTTTAATCATCAGCTTTATACGGCCATGGTATTTCTGCATGATCATACCATACGCTGATTGTGAGCTTCTCCTCCGGATCCCGTTCTGGCCTATCATCCTCTTCGCAAAGCCGCTTGTGGAAAACATAATACGCGAGCGTCAGGGGATTCGTATGGAAAAGGCGGCCGGCAAGGTGTTCGTCGACTACCTTCTCAGAAGGAAATGCAATGCTAAGCAGGTGTTTTGACACGAAAAAAATACATTTTCCCGTTTCCTTCTTGATAAAAAGGACACGGTCGCCATCGTCTAAGTATCTGTATTCTCCTGGTACTATTCCCATTTAAGCGTCCTCCCAAAAGACCGATATTTTATATTGTTTACCGCACCGTGGGCACCGTGTATTCACGATCTTATCTACCGAAAAAACGGATACCTCATAAATAGACTCGACATCCACCCGAACACCACAACACGGACCCTGGAACAGCCTGAGGATCTTCGTATCGTTAATATGCTGGTCCTTGACTGTTCGCCGGCTGTCGCATTTGCCGGTCATTAGACAATCGTAAGCCTTCATTTCTGTGTTGATTCCCATTGCATCTAATGGGCGATCCACCAAATATCTATTCATTGCTCCCCCTTTCAAATGAACTGGTAGCCCAGGGGATCTTAACCACCATGGCCGGCCAAAGCCATGGGAGCCTCACCCCCGGGTATTACCAGACCTGCTGCAGTCCAGGTTTTACCGTTTTGCACTCTAACATTCGTAATGTTATTGTGCAAAAAATGGTTGGGTAGCCAGGTCTGGATCCCTGGCCGCCCCGGGCTGCATTCTCCGATACGGAAGAGCGCAGCCTCTGTCCAGATGTTATGAGCCATCGAGAACAGGCTCAAATCCGATAACCACCGCGCTGCTGGCGCCCGATACGTCAGATCCATAGATACCGCGCAGGACGTCCATCAGGACGATAGGATTGCGACATATGCCGTCATGCAACTTTGTGAACACAAACGGCGGGATATCTGCCAGGCTGCAGGTCATGACATGCGTTATGACAGCGTTGCCGATCTGCTGTTCGTCCGAATCTTGCATCGGCAGGACCTTGCCTACTAACATCGGTTTGGCCCATTTATCACCAATGCGGACGGTGAAATTGAGCCCCTTCTTAAACTCGAGGCGCTTAAAATCCAATGTTTTCGGAAGGATAGCGTCTCCTAAAGGCGCCTGGTATCCTTTCGGATTGCAGCCTTCATCCCCGAACTCATCCATTAAAGGATCTGTGCTCATGATGATAACCCCCTGTTATAAAAGGTTTTTGATGTCTTGCACGACCTGCTCGACCAGCACAGGAATGACGACATTCGCCATATCCTCAAGCTCGCTTTCTTCTATCAAGATATCGCCTGTGTAAGAAACAAACCCATTTGATACCTCGACCTTCAACATAAACGTGCCTGGTAGCTTGTGGCCGGCCAGGGTAGCCCGTGCAAATATTCCCTCTCTATTCATTAATGACACCATTATATCACGATTAATGTCAGAATGGTGCACCCTCTACTTCGATACACCACCATAAATATAACAGCCCGAGCGCGGCGGCTGCCAGGGCAATCCAAATGTCGGCATCTTTGTCAGGATCATATTTTTTCAATTTCGTCAATCCTCCTGTTTAATTTAACGAGTACATCCAACACCCCTCTAAGCACAAAATAAATAGATCCGACAATCACGCAGAGCCCGAGAATCATAACGAAAAGAACGTTCTCAATCACGGAGCCCCCTTTGCTGCATTGCTGTATTACGGTCCTGGCTCGTTCTGTACGCTTCCATAGCCTGGTCGTATCCTTCCCAACCGTCGACTCCGAAGGTCATAAGGATCAATAAGAATTTGACATCTGCCTTGAGTGCATCATATTCCTGTTTTGTGATTGTAACGCTCTCATCTGTATCCACATAAACAGAAAGACCTGAATCGGTGCGGTGGCGTTTTATCGACTCATCCTTTGATTCAATATTCGACTCATCCATTATCCGACCTCATGGGGAAGCCTGCCCCTGTTTTGCCCATCGATTGATACCAGGATCTGCGTGAGATTGTTTATAATCGTGTCGCCTACCGGATCCTTCTTGAACCCCATAATAGTCTCAAGCCTATCGAGTGCGGCACCCTTCGAGTGGAATTTGAGTGTCCGCTTTGTCACGCCGGCGACGGACGACTCCCTGATCTCAGATATGGCCCGGGCAACATCGTCAGGCAGATCTTGTATCGGCTTTATATTTCCGTTGTTATCATAAAGATCCTTCGGATTGAGGAATGCAATACAAGCCTCTTCCGATAAGATCCGGTCGAGATCGACATAAAGATTCTGCTCTGCGACGTCCTGGGCCTTTGTCTCTAACTCGCTAAGCCTCTGTATTACAACAGGATCCTTAAGCCATCGTGAGGCCTGAGCCCAGGCGCTTTCCTTCTTGCAATTCGGAAAGACCTGCATATAGGCTTTGCCTGCAGAGCTCGGGTCCCTGAAATAATACTCTGCGAATTTATTTCTATTCGCTATGGCTACTGAGGATTTGCTCATAATATCAGACGGTTACCAATTGATATCGAGTTGAATACTAAACCCAAGGAAGCCTATCCAAAGGTTTATATGGTTATAACCATTCTGCCAGGCAAACTCAAAAGAGGCGCCGGCACCAAATCCAAGGGTCCTTGAGAGAAGGTCAGAAGTCATAAAGGTGAACGCAAGGCCAACCTCAGGGCATCCTGCTGGATCGCTCAGGTAATTCCAAAGTCTGGTTGCGCTTTCCTTAACACATTTGGTTATTTTCTCAAAACCTATAAACATGATGCTCCTCCTTTTATTCTGGCATTTCGCCGCAAACGCGACATGGCTTCGGGACACGATATCCCTTTGCCAGTTTTTCAACCCAATTACGGCCTACATCGGTGGCAACATAGAAATAGGTAAGCCTTCCACGTTCATGCGAAAAATTATATTCCCTTATTGCCTCGAGGACATAATGCGTTGTCGGTGTATTAACAACAATCTCTGTCGCCATCTGGAGCCCACCATCTGGCATGACAGGTATCTTTGGGTAAACCCTATCGGCCCTCTCATAAGACTTCGGAAGGAATGACCCTTCCATCTTTACATCAAGCCGCTCTCCGTCGGCATGACCCCCTATATGCAGGATGTTCGCAAATTCTTCTTTCATGTCATTCTCCAGCGCATTTATCGCATTTTGTTTTAAGCCAGGGTCCTTCCCGAAGCTTCCCGGGATTCCCGCAGAATTCACATGTTGACCTGGACAACTCTGAAGCCGCTTCTATGGACTTCCGGATATCCTTTGTCGCAATATTTATATAGAAATCAAGGGCTCCAAACTTTTCCTTTACCTGTGTAGCCTGGCAACGGCCGGTGGGGTCCTTCTCTATGATATCGGAGCACAGCATATCGATAATATCATACCAGCCATCCCCACATTCGAAGTAAATACCCCTCGGAAATATGCTCGGATATCTGTCAACCAACTGATTTGTAAGGGTTTCATTCATGTTTGGCCCTCTTATCTGGATCCTTTGGAAGCAATTGGCACCCATGAAATACATATCCACCCACAAGGGATAAAGTATTCCTTCCCCTCGAGTGTTTTTATCCTATGGGCGTCATTCGACCCGACCCAATCGAAGCCTGGGTCATGAATGACGAGAAGCTGTGACGGATAAACAACCGTGACAGTCGACTCATCCGGATATGTATATATGCGCCATGCCTGGTCGCTGACATCAAGCCATTCCTCTGACCTAAAGAAGGGTGCATCGGCCGGACAATTAAGGGCCTCTTCCAATTCGTCCATATCCTTGAACCCACCGATACGGTGCCACCCGTCGTCGTCCTCGAATTCGTGAGGTAGGTCGTGCGTCGACATATCGACCATGATAGGCGGCTTTACGATCTGACCGCACGCATGACATTGCCAAACGAGCTCCCTGCTCGGTAGCTTCCCGGTGCCAACCTTCTCCTGGCATTGCGGACAAAGCACATATATGCCGGTATCATCCCTCAAAATGCAATCTGCCCTATCTACTATCACGTTTTTATCTTTCATTGTAACCCCCCGATTTAAAAGGTTATTTCTAACCAGAAACACCATAAAATAATGGCGGCAAATATCGCAGCACCTATGTAGGTATAAACAGGACTGATATATGTCTCTGATATCCACCACGAAAGCCTGCTTAACCATCCGTCATTATTGAAGTTTTCTGATACTACCTGGGTATGGCCGTCACCAAACTTTTTCTCGTATGCTTTGATTATCGAGGATTTTTTTATTGTCTCACCATCGCGGACATCGAACATAAACCATCCACCGTCGGTCAGATAAATTGTGACATGCCATACATGGAGCTCCCTGTTGTGCCCCGTATTCAAAAAAGCAAGCTCCCGTCCTAAACCCCTCAAGCAGTCGGCCACAAAATCGATAAGATCTGGAGCCATATCCTCAAAAGCTTTTTTTGTATCGTCCATCAGGAACGCCCCCCGATTAATATCATCAAAAGAAATGCACCTATGGCTATAGCCAGCCCACATATAAGCTCACCCATTGGTGCCATCCCCCATGAGCATAATCGCCGGCAAGCATACCGTACAATATACAACCAGTATGATAACCAGGCAGATTAATTTCGCGAGCACGAGCATCCGGAGCCAGATCCCTCGCAGCAACCTTTTGATTCCTTTGAACATTTGCAATCCCAACGGATCTGATCATAATGCTTCCGGTATTCCGGAGTGGATGATCGATCCTTTCTTTTTTTAATGTGTTTTGCCATCGGCTAAAACCAGTATCCTTTCATCCGATAATTTCCGGACATCTTCAATATCGATACCATATATTATACCATAGATATCCTCGAAAAGGGGTGGGCACGCCAAAAAAAACATATGGAGTATGGTCTTAGCTATTCGACGGATCTCCGGATGCGCCTGTTTGCTGGCCCTGAGGGTCAATATATGGCGCCACTCCCTGGCATTCGCCGTGACAACGATATCTGCCTTTGTCATTGTCGGTAGGATCTCCCTGGCCTGCTGTGGCTTGTATCCAGCCTTAAGCATGTATGAATAAAGATTTTGGGCCTCTGTGAGGAAGCGCTCCATACGCTTAGCAAGCTTCTGATCCATTCCGGAATACCATTCAGGCTCACAGTATTCTACGTCGCTGTACCGAACATACCTGGTCGACTCCTGAGAGAATGATGCAAGCCTGTGACGAACGAGCTCGTGAGTTACACCGCGGCCGGTCCTGATCAAAACAGTTGCGCCGACATGCTCTATAACAGAATGGTGACCGCTCCTTATTATCATCCGGACAAAGTCTGTCGCTGAATTGATATCATACTCAGATTCTGATTTATAGCATGTTCTACCGGCTATCTCAAGATATGTCAAATCGTATATTTCGAAGCTTCTTAATGCCTTTACAACCGGCTCAACCATTTCCATCTTTTCCCCCCTTTATCAGAACTAACCCCAACCTGCAATAATGCGCCCTTATTACGCTCTGGACCCTAAAGTCCTCGACCGGATTGTTCGCGGGGCAAAACGGATCATGCCTGTATGAACGCAAATCGGCACCGCAAAAAGTACACTCATACCATTGCCGGTGCCGATTATCCATTCCATATCCCCCCCCCAGGTTATTATTTGCCTTGCTGTTTTTGCTTCGGCAGCGACATCCCTTTAGCCGCCGACCCCGAAAACTCCTCCTTCACCTTAACGGATTCGCTCGGTGGAACGCTTCCCTTGCCGGCGCTACCCGGGAATTCCTCTTTGGGCTCAATATCTTTGATCGTGGACTGCATGTGATACCTCCTTGCATTTCTTCGGATAAATTTTAATCATTAGGTGGTTTCCTTCTCCGGAAAATCCTTAATGACAACTCCCGGGCTCATCGGTGCGCGGTATTCATCCCGCATACGGTCCTCATCGGACCACCCGGGGATATCCCCCAGGCATTCGCAATCCTTTGTGCGCGGAACCTTTGTTTTCATTTTAGTTTTTACGGCCAAGGTTTCCTCCTTTTTCGACAAACTCACATATTGAATTTAACATAAACCTAAGCGCAAGCTCCCTATCGACGTCCAAACCCTCTGTTTTAACATGACATTCATGACAAAGGGGTATGCAGTATATGTCTGGCGGCTTCATCGAGACGCCGCAATTCCCAAATCGGCGATCATGGTGGGGATCATTCGGTCCCGGCCGGCCACATTCGGGTCTGATGCAGGCATACCTCGACACATGCTCGCGGTATTCCCTGCAAATAAGCTTAGCGCTTTTCAGAATGCTGTATACCATTATATGCTATGTCAATATTAAGTTAAGTCTCCAAAAACACGGAGGATTTTATTAACATTCGCAGACACGGTCGAAGCCCATACCCCGAGCTCCGAAGCGATCTCACCTTGTTTTAAAAGTCTGTCAAAATATAGCTCGCCGATATTCCTCGATAGCTCTGTCGGGAATTGCTCATCTTTTATTTTTTCCCAATAATCTCGCTTTGCCTTCTTTTTAATGAGCTCACGCTTAGCTGTCTGGTGGCGCATATCGACTGCCTGGTCAGTTATGCCGAGGATCTCAGCTATTTCACAATTTCGTTTTCCCTCGAGATAATACAACTCGAGATACTCCCAGGACTTCTTGCTTATGTTCAATCCCTTAAGGATCTCCATTGCTTTGTCCTGTTCATCTGAGTCCCAACCGATTTCAACCCCGTGATTTAAGTACATAATATCAACAAAGTCAAATTTGCTTTCGTCTGTATCTCCGGCGGCTCCATTAAGCATTACTTCCTTGTGGGGTGAGGGGTTGCGAAAATCCTGGCTTATCCATCGTTCAACGGCGGCACATGGCTTTTTAGTCTCAAGACAAACCTTATTCTTGCATTCTGTGCAATCCTTAGGCCTGTCGTTCGCTACCTTCGCCCTCCGGAAGGGGGGTTTCAGATTCTGCATTTTGCTCCTCCTTTATCAGTCCGTATATGAGAGCGTTATAATTCCGGATATCTCCCAGGGCGTCCATTATGGATTCTCCCTTTACCTTTAATTTCCCCTTCTCAACATAGGTGCGTACCCTTTGCATCTTATCCCTCATCCTGATCATGACACCAATCACAGGATGAACACCAAGTCCTTCGCTATCTCTGAAATTGGCATATGGATCTCCGGACCCTCCGGTATAATCATGATTTTTTTCCTTCATTATACCGTCGCCGTATTCGTCAATTTCATGAGCGCAATACATCGGATTTGGGTATCCGTTTATGAATTCGGGGATTGATTCGTCGGCGTTAGACGTCCATCCACCCCAAATATCCGGTGTAATATCTTCATGTTGCGGTGGCTCAGAAATAATTTCGAACATCGGCCTTACTATCGTATCTTCTTTTTCGGAATTCTTCGATACGCTGGCATAATGATAGCAATATTCAGCGAGGTCCCTCGGCGTTAATGTGTTTATCAATAAGGATTTTGTTTTGAATCCGGCACCTTCCAGGTCCACAATAAGTTTAGTTATCTCATCTTCTTTAAGAAGCGTTTCTATATGTGAATCCCTAAAATCTCGCTCGTGGATTAGAAATTTTTCATTACCAGACAGAACATAAATCTCTGCCATCACCATTTGTATAGCCTTATCCCAAGTCGGATCTTTAAACAAATCTTTTGAGTAATCCATCTTTATCCCCCCTTAATATATCCATAACGGTTACGGCAATGCCATATGCTTGCCAGATATCATCATGAAATGCGTGGCCATCTGTGTTGAACCATGTGTCCTTGGCCTCCCTGATCATTGCTGTGCGCTTGATTTCACCAGAATGGCACCTGTGCCATGCATCCGGTGCGAATCTCTTTATGAGAGCGTCCCTGATCTCTTTGTCGCCTCCAGATTTTTTACGGGTCAGGTGGTGGATCTGCCTCGATCGTGATACCCAAAAGGTATTTGATTTACAACTCCTTGCATGGTGGGCGCCGGAGAACAGTCCGGACCATATTGCAGCATCTGAAACTTCCCTGCCGGCCCATTTCCTTGAAATGATATATTCCATTGCGATTGTTTCCGGCACGACTTTAGGAAAACCTGGTCCTACCGTGAAGCCATTAAATCTATCAAATAATTTTTCATTTTCTAAAATTCCAGATTCAGCCGGCTGGAGGTTTTCGTATATTGTGCAAAACGCTGTTTTCTCAGATCCCGGGTCTATTCCCATCACCAACGTTGGAATTGTCATACTGTGCCTCCCAATTATCGCAATACTCATCAAATACTAAAAACATGCAGCGCTTTGCATTCGTGGCGTCACGATAATAAAAACATTCTTTCTGGCTATCGTGGCTACTATGTGCACAGCACTCGCTTAACCCCCAACCCTTTTTGCAATGGCTTATTACCAGGCTCATATATTCCTTTTCCGCGCAAGATAACGGAGGGGGGTGACCAGCCCCCCTCCATATTAACCGGTTCAGCCACCCCTGGTATTCCCGATTAATGATCGATAGGATTATAGCCCGATCTTAACTGAGGCTTTTTTACCTCAAGGATACCTGTGCTATAACATTCATAAACTCCCTCGGGGAGAAGCTCATTCCTGGACTTTGCCTTTCCGTATCCAGTAGATGTGCTCGGCGTTATAATGCTATCACCGCTCGAGGACGCCACGCTCCCCTGGCCGCCGAAGCCGATACCCCAGGAAACACCCTCAAGATGTTTTCCCTCTGCTCCCTCGTATACGGGAATCATATGGGTTACCCCGTTCTCCATTGCGGATTCTGCTGCTTTACCAACGACGCCTGTGGCAACAGCATCCAAACCGTCGACGGTAACATATATGTAACCCATAAACTTGCCAGCCTTACCGTATGAAATACTGGAAGTAGGCTCGCCCTGGAACACGAGTCCTGGGGTCACAACGGCATCTGGAGCTCCGTCGGCGAGTGCCTTGGCCTGCTTTTTTGTAATAAAACCAAGACGTTCAAGGATATTATACCCCTGGACCTTGGCCTTGAATGCCTTGGCTGCTCCATCAACCTGGCCATCCGGAACAGTCGGGCCGGCCGCGGACGGGTGGTTCGCCTTGTTCTCTGCCTCTTCGAATATTACCGTCTGGCTGACACCCTCGTTATTCGCTGATTGATTTTGCCCCTGGATCTGCTTCTGGTCTTGTGCCTGGACCTGCTTTTGATCCTGCTTTTGGTGCTGCTTTTGGTCCATGTCGATCTCGTTATCAACATCGACAATATTAGCGTTCAGGTTCAGGTTCGTGTTTTTATTGCTGTTGGTATTTGTGTTCAGGTTCGTGTTTAGATTCGTGTTCGTATTCTTACTGGACGAATCCACCGTAACAATCGTCATACCGGGGTCTGACGATTCATCCGGAACACATTTCCACCCCTTTTTAACCTGGCCAGGAGGACAGTCTGCGGCCATAACCGACGTCGCGAACATCAAGGAAACAAACAATACAAGCATAATAACAAAATTCTTTTTCATTTTTTTACCCCCCCATATAATTTTTTGATCGTCCGCAGGGGAGCTCTCTACTTAGGATTTCGCTACACCCTGCCGGTGCTGTACGCACATCAACCCATAAACGGCTTTTGCGGACTATTTGAGAAACATTATAACACCTTTTTTGCGTTAATGGTGCATTAATAGAACATTAAAACGGAATATCATCATCCTCTGGACCAGGGTAGCTACCACCTTCTGGAGGATCTGCCTGGACAGGGCTCTTTTCATATCCGGAATCACCACGACCGAGATCGATAAAATTCATATCTCTGAGGACAAACTCTGTCGTGTAATTCTTCCGGCCGTCGTTACCCTCCCACGAACGCGTCTGTACCTGGGCCTCGACATATATCCGGCTTCCCTTTGAAAGGTAGTCCTTGCATATGTCTGCCCATTTTTTGAATGCGACAATACGGACCCACTCCGTCTGTTTCTTTTGCTCGCCGCCGCCCTTCGGAGTCCATACCTGGGTTACAGCGATCGAAAAATTTGCTACGGGATCTCCGTCTCTCGTATATCTGACCTCGGGATCTCCCCCCAACCTACCAATAAACATGCATTTGTTAAGACCTTTTTCTCCCATTTGTTGCCTCCTTTAATTTGATAGAATTATGAATCCCTGGTGCTCGTCAACAACTATCTTCCGAACAGCCTGGATCCTGCCGTTCCTTACTTCCGTTACGGTGAATCCGAGGGCGACGGGATCATACCCCGCCATTTCTGCATAGCCGCTTGAATGTTTTCTATCTTCATCATACTTAACCGGCCGATACAGTTTTAAGAACGATCCGGTGTTTGCGTAATACCTTAATTCGTCTGGTATATAATCAACGTCACCATAATATTTTTCCGGATTCGTATACCCCTGGATTATCTTCCCCCCACCGACATGCCTCATATAAAGCTCCTGGTGAGGAGTGTATACCTCAAGCTGGTGGGTATGGCCCATGCACATTAGCATGCAATTTGAAGCCTTTGCGGCGAGCTTCATCATTAGGGATATCTCCCTGTTTGCCTTGGCCCTCTTCCCGGGCTTAACCTTTGAGCTTATCGAACCCCATCCATGCCCAACGAAATTTCTAAACATGACAGTACCGTGGACAGTCTTGAATGTCAAAACAGCCTGATATGTACCAAATTCGCCGCCGACTCTTTTCGCGTGCTCATATGTAGAATTTCCAAGAGGCCTCAACTTCCTGGTATTAGAATGATTTCCATCCATCCATACTAAAAACTTTTTAGCATATGGCCTGTGCATATTCTCGGATGCATCTACCATCCAATACATATCCTTTTCAGCGTCATGTACCCCTGGGTCAAACCTGTAATCGTCCATGTAAATACCCTCATGGATATCTCCGACATGAACAGCGACATTACGAGACGCCGGCAGCCCTCCCCATTCTGAGTCTAAAGCATTAAGGGCCATCATATACCCTCGCTCATACATCATGCTGTTTCCAAGGTGGTTATCCCCTATATGGAATAAATTAAAATCGTCTGGTAAAACAAAGTCAAGGTGCCTCATTTCTATACCCCTCTTTTCCTGGTTGATCCTTCACGACAGTTTATGCACCGCACATAACCAGCATCCTCCTCCCTCAAAGGACCTGAGCACGCTACACATCTGCCCTCATTAACCATTTTCTGTTCATAGGCCTTTCTTATCCTATGGACTTTCCCCCCGGCACGGCGAATATAATCTTTTCGCCATTGGTTATTATATTCTAAGCAGGTTCTACACCGAACCCTACCATCTGCTGTACTCTCTTTCCCACATTGGACACAGACTCCGGCCGCACGGTATGCTGCGTATTTCATTTTAGTCTGATCCAAAAGGGACCTCCCTATCGGAAAGGTTTTCAAACTGTGCGAACCGTTTTAAAAACTTTAGCTTCGCAACGCCAAGAGGGCCATTCCGCTGTTTGCAAATTCCAAACTCGGTATAGCCCTCGAATGGTGACTCATGTTCTTTATCGGAATAAACCTCTGGACGATAGAGGAATGAAATGACATCTGCATCCTGCTCGATATTGCCAGACTCCCTCAGGTCAGACATTCTCGGCCGTTTATCGTCTCGATTTTCAAGGTTACGGTTTAATTGGCTCAATACAACACTCGGTATATTCAACTCCTTGCTCATTTCCTTAAACGCCCTTGTCATGGCGCCAAGGTCCTCGTTTCTATTGCTCTGACGTTTTGCTGTCCCACCGACAAGCTGTAGGTGGTCAATAATTATCAACTTGATCCCATGGGACCGCTTTAATTTTCTTGCCCGTCGACGTATCTCGTTATATGTAAGACCACCCTCATCGTCGATTATTATCGGGAGCCGCTTTAGGGGATCTTTGACAAATATGATTTTCTTCATATCCTCTTCGCTGAACATACCAGATCTAAATTTCTGCCCGTCTATACTTGCCTCAGCAGCCGTAAGCCTGTCAATCAATTGGCTTTTTGGCTGTTCAAGAGAGAATATTGCTACGGGAAGCTGTAGTCCAGCAGCGTGTCTCGCGATTCTTAAAGCCAATGCTGTCTTACCCATGGACGGTCTGGCAGCTACAATTATCAAGTCTGCCGGTTGAAAGCCACAGGTAAGAAAGTCAAAATGCCTCAACCCCGTTGGGACCCCTGTGATATAACCTTCCCGGCCCTGGATCTCTTTCCAGTATTCAATCTGCTTGTCAAGAAGATGGCCAATTAACTCGGCATTTCCATCATTGCCTCCAGATGGATCTATCGCAGATATGGACTTTTGGATATACTCGATTGTCTCAACAGGATCATTCGACTGATCAAAACATCTTTTCATTCCAGCGTTACATAATTCTATCGCCCTCCTTAACGCTGACTTCTGTTTTAGTCTCTGTATTGTATATCGTATGTCAAGAAGGAATGTCTTATCAAGCAGATACGATAGATATGAGGCTCCTCCGGACTTCTCGATATTCCCATTATCTGACAGGTCGCCGAACACGGTTGTCAAGTCAACAGGATCCCCGCAGAAATGAAGCCTCTGTGCTGTTTGGAATATTAGCTGGTTCTTTGTCGCATAAAAATCGCCAGGCTCCATCGAGTCCATAATCTCCTCGAGGGATTCGGTCGACCTAAACATTTCGCCAAGGATAGCCTCTTCTGATTCAACGTCACTCGGTTGTATTTGCAATTCAGTCATGAATTATCTCCGGTCTGTTTGGCCCATTCCGTCTCGAATTCGGAAAGTTGTCTGTTCATTTCCTCTACCTGCTCAGCGTATAGCTGGTCGTCGCTCTTTCTGAAAAACTTTGGATGGTAATCCTTTTGGCGTTTTATCCATGTCCTCCAGGTCGCCAGGAAATTAGCTCGCTTTACACCCTGGTCCTCGTGCCAATCACAAAAGCCATCGTAAACCTCACGATAACCCCAAAGCATACCGAGCTCCTTTGCGACCTCGATAAATTTTGGAAAAATCTTACGGTCCTTTTCGTCCCTGATCAAAAGCATGCACGACGGGATATATTTTTTTACTCCAGACCGATTCCCGCAAACGATTTCTTTGTAACCAAAAAACCCATCGTCTTTTTTTTCAGATTCCGGCTGCACCTTGTTTTTATTTTTATTATTATATAGTAATACCGGCTCCAATTCAAAAGCACCCCTTACAGAGGGGTAAGCCTTTCCTTTTATTACAGATATTTTATCTTGTGTTTGGAATGATTCAATACCACAATTAGAGGTTAATGTGAACCCATACTGGCTGGTCTTTTTTACATTTATTAATAATGATCCCAGGCAGATAGTAACCTCTTCATCGTAAGGAAAAGCCTCTGTAGCCAGACCCCCACCCTGGCTCGCATCGAGAATCAACTGAACCATTTTACCATTAGCACCCATTATAACCCCCCGTTTTCTAAGGTTTTTGTTAAATCAAAATCATTTACATCGTCGACTTCATTCGGAAGCGGGATCCAAATATTCCACTCCGTACTGGCCCAATGACGAATGGCCGCGAGGTAGTCCTCCATTTGTGATGTATTAAGGACAGTCGTCGATAAGGTTATCGGCAAACCAGGGACGGGCTCTATAGTTAAAAACATACTGGCCATGGTTGAATGCATATCGTCGACTGAGTACCCAAAATAATTACACAGGTACTTCCTTAGAACGACTCCACGATAGTATGCGTTCTGTTCATTCGACCTTATCGTTTTTTTCGTCGCCTTCTCAAGAGAAACGAATACTCTATCACCAGGCTTAAATTGAGCCTTGTGCTTAGAGTATAGGTCTGGACGGTCAAGCCTCGGATGGCCCTGGTCGTCGATCGTTGCTGAAAATTTAATTCCCATTTTTAAATGATACCACAACTTTGTCGATAATGGTGCATGGATCGTCAGACAAATACAAAAAGGCCAGGTGCTCAGCGATAGCGTCCTCCTCATCCTCCCTTATCGGGCGCCCGAGCGAGATTTCTATCCGCTCCAAAAGCATCAAGGCCAGCATCCGGCGAAAATATTTTTCTTTTGCGCTTCTTAGGTTTCTCTTCGCTATGTCATATGATATCCCGAGGTCCTCAGCTATCTCATTCACAGGTACAAGCTCTTCTGACTCCGGTTTTTTTCCTGGTTTTGATCCTGGTACAATCATTTTAACCCCCCTGCTTTATATGAGTTTTTTATCGTTTCGTGACCTGAGTTGATCATGGCGGCCGTGCATGTGAATAATATTGTCAAAATGATCCATGCGATTAAGACTGATCTGATCTTCATTTTTCTCATTATAAATTCCCCTTGTTGATATTAATTTTGGTGGGGGGAGCTACCGGTGCTCCCCCCGGGTTAGGTTTAGTCGGTTACGACGAATGATTCACCGTTCATTGTGATCGTCCTGAGGGTATCCAGGTTAATACTCCGGAACCCACCAACCTGCATGTCAAATACGCGCATGACAGGAACATCCAGACCAACGGATTTGCCGGTGAATTTGACGCCCTTCTTGACACCAAGGCGGCAATTCATTTCGCGAAGGGATCCGTCCTTCTTGATAAAGGTTACGGTGAATACTCGGCCATTGCTGGCGCGAAGCTGGTTGACGACGTTTACTCTGTGAATTGCTTTTTTCATGTTTAGATCTCCCTTTTAGTTTTGATCAACCGAATGTGATCGTGTTTGATATCGCTGACAAACATTGCAGCCTTAGCCATACTAAAAAATCCGAATGATGCGAAATGATCTTTACTCTCTACTGTTACAATTATCATCCCGCTGTCTAACTTATTTACCTGAGCCCTGAGGCCGTTCTTAAATGTTTCATCGAATGTCATTTTCATGTTTTTTCCTCCGCTGTTGTATACTATATCGGCAGATTCTAAAATAACTTTAGCTCTTTTTTTACATTAATGAAAATAAAATTGCAACCCCACCCCAGGCAAAAAGAATTAAAATTAAGAAGCCAATTAAATTATTTGATTTTCTCGATCTCAAGATCCGTCCTCCCGCAAATTGAACATGTCAAATTCAATGTGTTAATGTCATTATGTAGGCATTTAAAATTATCTGCTCCCACAATGACACGCCTCGCACGATTGCCTCTTCCCCGTGTAACGAGCTCAAACTTTCCCTTATCCTTACCCGTCTTGATTAGCCTGGCAGCGTATGCCGGCCGCCATCCGTCACCGTAAAACGTCCCTACTACTGTTCTCAGGTCCTCAGTCGTCATTTCCCTTAACTCGTGGGCTCTGTTCTGGATGTTCTTTTTCAACGTGGTCCTCCAATTCGTCGCATGTGAATCCCTTTTTAAACGGAGTGCAAAAGGGGCATTGGTATTTGCCGGCGACATGTTTATATCTTTGTTTTGCCATTGCAAAATCTCCATATCTCGAGAGTGTTATATCCGCAATCAAAGCAATGGGTTATCGAATCGTCCTCTTCGACCTTTACCCAGGTATTTTCGCTTGAGCAATCTAAGCACGGCTCAGGTATAGACCGCATCCACTCGACCTCACATTCGTCACAGCAAAAAATATCGTGTAAATTTATTGGGTTAAAGCAATTAAGACAGAACATTTAAAACCTCCAATGGGGGAGCCGAAGCTCCCCCCGTAAGCCTTTGATTTATTTTCCGATCAGGGCCTTGGCTGCTGCGAACGCCTTGGCTTTCATGGACCGGCCGGCACCAGACACGGCGGCCTTAAACCGGTTATTGATCGATCGAGCAGGTTTCTCGTGATCGATATACTCGGTAACCGCATTCAGGGCACCCCACAGGGTACGGTATGAGGTTTTGAGCTCGGCGCCACGGCCATCAAGGAAGCCCTGCATAATTTTAAGGAAGGCTTTCTTTTTTGCATTCGGGCGCTCTTTCCAGGTTTTCTTGAGCTCTTCGGCGTCGAATACGATCTCAGCGAAAAACTTGAATGCCTCGGTGGTCGGCATGGTATGCTTTACCATTTCCTGGCACAGTCTGGAGAATTCAAGCCAACCGAGCTCGATAAGGCCTGCTTCCAATTTGACCTGGGCGGCATCAAACTTTTCGGTATGCGGGACCTTTATCACAGTCGGACCCTCTTCTCCGTTCTCTGAGGCGGCAATCGCAAACTCCAATGTGTTATTGCAAACAACGCGAATTGACGTAAACATAAGGGTGGTAGCCAGCGACGTATCATAGCTCGTCATGAGCAAGACATAGGGATAGACCTCATCACCGTCTCCCAGGTCGACACAGTCGCCGACTTCGGCCAGAGCCCAAACACGCTTTCCGTCGTCCAAGGATCCAGCGGTATGGATACGGAAGCCGTGAAGCTCGATAAGATCGCGATAGAATTCAAGGATCTCGTGCGGCTGGACAACGTTATATCCTTCGGATACTATTGATAGGGGTGAGAAATTATCTGTCCGGAAAAGGACCTTCCGAGTAGGCATGTCAGCCTCGATCTTCGCGTCGCGAAAACCACCGGCTATTTCGTATTTGACGATTGACTCCATAACCCGCCAATCTAAATGAGCTTTCTTTTCCCACTCCTCGATAGTTGCATTGGGGTCTACCTGTTGTCCAAGTCCATGCCAAGGTTTGTCGCCAACATAAGCCATGCTGTGTTCGCCGTTGATTTCGTAAACTTTGTGACTCATAATTTTTCTCCTTTGTTGATTGTTTTTGTTGGTATTTCTCTGACTCTACTATTTATTATCGGCAATGTCAATATAAACTTTAGCTTTTTTTTATTTTTTTTTGGCGGCCCGGGGAGGCACCGCCAATCTGGTCAGATGTCATTCCTCAACTTCGTGATTGTGGCCATTAGATCTTGAGCTTGCAGGGCGGCAACCCTAAGGTCACCAGCGGCATCGTCATTCATTACCATAACTCTGAATTGGCCCAGGGTATCTTCGACCGCGAACATTTGCTTTTCAAGAATTCTTGCCAAAGATTTGTTGCACTCATTAACACCCTCGCTGAAAGCGTCCATCGATTTACTTGCCATTTTTACCTCCCTCAGTTTTTAATTAATTTCGTTACCGTTATCATCTTCCATCCTGAGATACCCACCACAACTGACGAGATCTTGATAATAAGGATCAAATGAATTATGCGAGGTCAATTCTTCGAAGCGAGCAATACATTCGTCTTTTGTATCATACTCCTCTATCGCGTTTGCCCCATTATCATTTGTCTGTTCTATTATTTTGTATTTCATTTTGGCCTCGTTTTTGTGATGATTCCGTATCGTACTATGAATATTATCGGCATGTCAAGAATAAACTTTAGCTTTTTTTTATTTTTTTTTACATTATTTTTTGGCGAAGCTTGTCAGCGATCTCAAGCTTCCGTTTTATTTCGTTTTTCAAGCGCACCCTCTCTTCATTAAGCCTATCTATATCTGAGCTCAAATCATAATATAGCTTTTCTCCAGGGCTCATATCGTCTGTCTGTATCAAAAAGGTTCCATAATAACTGCTTTCTGAAACCCTGACAGGGCGACCCTCAAGTAGCTTCGACCCCCTGTAAAAACAAGCTTCTCGAGACATATCGACATTTGTGTCGCGAACAATAACATTTACTTTTGCTCTTTTGCGAGGATATTCATTTTGCCTTTCTATGCGTTCGAATGTCAGGGCATACGTTGCCTTAGGCGCCAGGTTAAGGGCGATTTCATCAAGGAATCCCTCGTGGTATCCAAGGTTTTTTATTGACCTGCCCTCGACATCACCCTCGGTATGTACTTTCCAATAGCCAAATGCCGGATGATCTTCTTTTTTATTCATGATGCCTCCCCTCAATATAATCACCTGAAATTAAAATAAATTCTACCCTTAGAATATCCTTAATTTTAACATCGCCAAGGGCCTTTATGGCGTCGACAAGCAGCCTCGATATTCTCCTGGCTACCATTTCGGACCCTGGCATCTGATACATTTCCCACCATTCACGGTGGAATTTCGTCCTCGCTAACCGGTCAATAACGGCGTCGCCCCTTCCCTCGTACGCCATTCTTATTGATCGCTTCCGCAAAAAATTTGGCTCAGTATCGGCGCAACCAAACCGACTGCTTTTCCTGATGTAATTTTCAAGGGCATCCAATTTTTTCGCAAATTTTAATACTCTGTCCATTTCAATAATCCTTTCTGTTGTTATTTTTTATTGACCCCAAATGCCGACATCCTCATTACTCAACTCGTCCGGATCAAGAAACTCTGGATATTCAGCAAGGTTGTCCTGGTTGAATAGCCGTTCCTTTTCCCGAGCCTCTTCAATATATTTCGTATACTCCTTTACCGCATGTTTTTGCCATCCCTGGCGCTGTCCTTTTGCTGGCATGTCATTCCCCCTTTTCAATTTCAAAGTATTCACCGCATTCGTCACATTGCTCGGCGCCCAACGGTACCTCAGTCTCATTATCGCATCCGCAATTCGGGCACTCCCATTCCCACCTGTAAGCGTAAGCTGTTGCTTTTTCCATTTATTTAGTCCTTTCGTATTTCCTGCCGATTATAAATGCACAAACGATAGCTGAGAATATTAGAACCGGCGCAGGGTTTTCGATAAAGTCCTGTACCCAATGAATAATAACAAATCCCAAAAATAGAAAACCAAGAATACCACCGATTATTTCTAAAATTTTATCCCACATTATTGATCCCCCTAATCAAAGTAAAGTCTGGTTATAAGTTTTTCAGATCTGTCCAGGTCGCGGATATCGCCGGTCCTCAAATACTGTTTATATGCTCGGCGGCACGCCCTCTTGTGGCGGGTTACGGCGTCCTGGACTTCTTCTTTGCTCCATATGGTAAATTTCGGTTTATAATCTTTTATGACATTGTATCCGGCCATTTTATTTTCCCTCAAAAAATTCTTTGGTGTATTCATCGATCTTTTCAAAAGAAAGACCCTGCTTCCAGAAAAAATGCTCGACGTCCTGCTTGAATTCCATATCGACGTCCTCGGCATCCATCAGCCACCGGATAGCCGTCTTTCTATCAGGGGCACCAATACTGATTGTGTATTCGATCATTTCCTCGAATACCCGAAGGCTTTCGGCCTGATTGACGGCCTCTAAAGCCATATTTGCCTTGGTGAGGTCACAGAGATATTCGATCTCAATATCGAGATCTTCCTGCGTCCACCATTCTTTATAATGGCCACGAGGACGGAAACCGTGGGCGTCTTTGAAGAGATCTGAAAGGCATGTTTCTGAAATGTGTATCATTTTTACCTCCTGAAAAGTTGTTGTTTTCCCCTTACTATACCATAGTATCGGCACATGTCAAGAATACTTTAGGACTTTTTTTAATTTTTTTTCAAGGGCAAATAATTCAGAGGCTGCGTTGTGGCCATGGAGCCCTATCTCTATGTGCTCCTCTGTCAGATCTCTGAATTTACTTGTTACCTCTATAATAGATTCCCTGGCCTGCTCAAGTATTTCTATGTCCCTTTTTAAAAGGGCCTTTATTTCAGGATTCATAATCCCCCCGGTATTTTTCTTTTCGAGTATAACGTTTTTTGTCCCTGTGCACCTGAGTCTCTCTAACCGTAGGCTTACGGACCTTTGTGTAATGGGGAGCCCTCCAGCCGCACCGCCGGCACTCCCCACTCTTTGTCATTGCAGAACCACAAGCCTCGCACCTTATCCTAAACATAGACCGAGACATGACAACCCCCTAATCTTATTCGTTTTGACCTGTTCGCCCGGGCCATAGCCTGTTTTATTGCCGCAAACTGCGACAGCCTCTTAAGCTCAACTTTCGCATTCTTCTTGCTCGATTGAACACTCTGTATTTGTAATTGGTACTTCATTTAGAATAACCTCCATTTCCTTAAATGCCGCGACCCTGGCCGCGAAAATTTCGTCGACAAGACCCTTACCTTCCAATATAGATTGCTCTTTTGACCTTTCTGCCAGATATAGCCGAAGTCGTTCCACCGTCATAAACCCATCTCCCATTTAATTTGATATAACCCATTTCGACCAATATAGGATCCTTCGGGCTCGAGAATCCGGCCTGTTCTGACCTGCGAATAACCCGCAAGTTTAGCTCTTCTCTCTTTTGGAATTTCCTCCAGAAATTAATAAGCCGCATAAACTCATCGGCGAATTCTTGCCCATGGGGTTTGAGCCGTTTATCCACCTGGGTATTGGCATAGATGTGAGCCAACTCATGCAGCACAACCCATACGCTGTGTCTATATATTTTTACTCTGCGCTGTCTCGGCCAGGCAGTACCCAGGCGCCTCGAACATTTCCTGTTTGACAATTCAACTGTAGCACCCTTTAGTTGATATGCATTCTGGTACTGCCGCATGAACTCAAGCATCGGCTTTTTTTC